CCGGAGCTAATATGCACATTAGAAGTGATAAAGATCTGCGCTGTTATGCAGATGTAAATGCTATTGTTAAAAGTAAAACAAATTTTATAACTGCAATGAATGCTAATCATTTTAAGGCAGCAAATATCAATTTTTTAACTGCAGGAGCGGCAAATGAATATAATGCACCTGTAAATAATATGAGTAAATTGCAATTTTTTGGAAGCGGATCTGCAAAAGGATCAAATGGTGCAACAGCAGATAAGGCAACAGATGCAATAGATGCTTTGTTGCCAGAATGTGCTCATCATACGTATATTCCGATTAGAATTCCTACACACGAACCTTACTATAGTCATGAAAATTTAGAGCCAAAAACTTTCTATCCTGATAAGACTGACAGTACAATTTCTATAAAAGATGATTGTGTGTTTGTTGAAAATTATAAGCAAGAAGAAATAAAACCGCCTATTACATATCAGGGTGGGGCACAAGAAGACACATTTAAGAAAGGAAAATAATGTATAAAAAAACTGCATTATATAAAGAACTTGTTGTCAGAGGCAAAAACATTAATAGGCGTTTTGTCGATGGTATGAAAGTTTATAAAGGCATAAGTTCTGTTAATGTTGAAAATGAAACAACAACTATATATGATCTTGCGTTAATAAAACAAGATATTATTAATCATTTTCATATTAGACAAGGAGAAAAATTATCAGATCCTACATTTGGTACTATTGTATGGGATTTACTTTTTGATCCTTTAACACCTGCTTTGCGAGATTTAATTGTGCAGAATGTAAATGATATTATACAAAGTGATCCTCGAGTCAAAGTAGACAGTATAATTATTGATGAGTATGAAAGTGGTATACAGATTGAATGTAATCTAATATATTTACCTTACAATATACAAGAATCTATGCAATTAAATTTTGATAAAAATGCAGGATTTTTATCTTTATGAGAAATATATGTATTTTATATACAAATAAATATGTAAAAAGGAAAAAAAATGTCTTCTACAGATAGGCAAAATAGATTATTAGTAGCAGAAGATTGGAAACGAATTTATCAATCTTATCAAAAAGCTGATTTCCAAAGTTATGATTTTGAAAATCTCAGACGGGTAATGGTAAATTATTTAAGAGAAAATTATCCTGAAGATTTTAATGATTATATAGAAAGTTCAGAATATATTGCTTTGATTGATTTGATTGCATACTTAGGTCAAAATTTATCTTTTAGAATAGATTTAAATTCTAGAGAAAATTTTCTTGAATTAGCTGAACGTAGAGAAAGTGTTCTTAGATTAGCACGACTACTAAGCTACAGTCCAAAAAGAAATTTAGCTGCAACTGGTTTATTAAAAGTTGTAAGTGTAAGAACTTCACAGTCTACAACTGATAGTAACAATTTAGCATTACAAAATCAAAATATTTTATGGAACGATCCTAGTAATCCTAATTGGTATGAGCAATTTATAACTGTAATGAATGTAGCATTGTTATCTACTGAAAAATTTGGAAAACCTGTAAAAAAAGAAACTATAAGTAATATTTCAACATCTAAATATAGAATCCAAACAAATAACGCTGACAATTTACCTATTTTAAATTTTACTAAAACCGTTGACGGAGCATCTGTAGGTTTTGAAATCGTACCAACTGACTTTGATAGTGTAATTAAAGAAGAAGTTCCGTTGCCAGGCCAGGCATTTTCATTAATCTATAGAGAAGACGGAATAGGACCTGCAAGCAACAATACAGGATTTTTTGTTTTGTTTAAGCAAGGATCAATTGATTACGGAGATTTTGAAATTACAAATCCTAGTGCAAATCAACTAGTAACAATTGATGCAATTAATATAAACAACGACGATGTATGGTTATATAAATTAGATGATAACGGAAATCCAAGTGAATTATGGACGAAAGTCGAAGCGGTAGAAGGTAATAATGTTATCTATAATACTGTAGATAAAAATATTAAAACAATATATAGCGTACTAACTCGTATAAATGATAGAATTACTTTGATATTTTCAGATGGTGTTTTTGGCGAGTTACCAAAAGGAAATTTTAGAGTTTATTATCGTACAAGTAGAAATGTAAGCTCTACAATAACACCAAGAGATATGTTAGGAATAAGCTTAGATCTTGAATATATAAGTGCTCAAAATAAAATAGAAACGTTATCTTTAGTATTAGAATTACAATACACAGTAGATAATGCAAGTAGTACAGAAGATAATGAAACTATAAGAAAATTAGCACCTATGAGCTACTATACGCAAAATAGATTAGTTAATGCTGAAGATTATCAAATCGGACCATTGTTATCGAGTAATGAAATTATAAAAAGTAAGAGCGTAAATAGAATTTCTAGTGGAATATCTAGGTATTTTGATTTAAATGATGCATCTGGAAGATACAGTAAAACAAATTTATATGGAACAGACGGGGTTTTGTTCCTAGAACAATATACAAAAAAGTTAAGTTTTGATTTCGAAACTTTGACTGACATTGAAACAGTTTTATTTAATGTAGTAGATCCTATTGTGCAAAGCACTGCTGTTAAAAATTATTATTATTCTAATGTAACTAGAATTCCATATGTAGATCAGGGTATTAGGTGGGTAAGTATTACAGATGATACTAATTATAATACCGGATATTTGCAAAATGAAAATGGAATTATACAAGTGTTAGGAACTGCAACTACATCAATATTAAAATTTATTACAACTAACACAATGATAAAATTTTCTGCACCTGAAGGTTATCATTTTACAGCCGATAGAGAGCTAGCAGCTGGACCAGCTATAGAAAAAGGATCGGTACTATATTATTGGGTTAAGGTTGTAACTACATATAATGACGGAACACAAATTTTAGAAGATGGTAGGGGACCTGTAGTTTTTGCAGATAAAATACCTACTGGTGCATTATTAGCAGAAATTAGACCTTTTTTATCTAAAACAATATCAGATGATGTAAAAGTAAATTTAATTGATTTAATTTTTTCATATAAACAATTTGGACTACGCTATAATCGTAATGTAGAAAGGTGGGATATAATTTTAGAAGAAAATTTAGATGTAACTAGTCCTTTTGGTATTGGTAAAGAAGGAGACACAACAGCTCAACAATTAGATGCAAGTTGGCTTTTAAAATTTACAACAAACAAAGAATCTTACATTATTGAATATAGGGCTTTGAGATATGTTTTTGAAAGCGCAAATGAAGTTAAATTTTATTTTGACGAAAGCGATAAAATATATGATGCAGTGACTGGAAAAATAGTAAAAGATAAAATTTCGATATTATCTATTAACCAAAAACCTGCAACAGAACAGGATGCAGGCCTAGAAAATTTTACAAAAGATTTTGATTGGGCTATTACAAATACATATAGAGACCCATTAGGATATATCACAAGTAAAAAAGTTGAAGTTGATTTTTTTGATAGCGACGACGATGGTATTTCTGATGATGAAGAGTTGTTTGAAGAAATTGTAAAACCCAATAATTTATCTCTCACTAAGTATGTTTTTTTTAAAAAAACATTATCAATAAATGGTGTAGAAACATTTGTTTATACCTCAAATAATGACTTAAATATTATTGTTCGTACTAGTTTAACTGATATAGGACCGCTAAGTCAATACCAAAATAATCAAATTTTATACTTTGTTGCAGAAGATATTTTTCAAATTTTCAATAAATCTAATAATTTATTAACTATAACAACAGATTATAAGGCTGCTTTAGGTAGAGATAAATTACAATTTAGATATATTCACGCAGCAGACGAAGATAATAGGATTGACCCAAGTATTTCTAATATTATTGATGTTTACGTTTTAACAAGAGAATATGATTTAGCTTTTAGAGAATATTTAAATAATGTTAAATCTACTAAACCATTGCCTTTATCATCTGATACATTATTTTTAAATTATGGCGGACCATTAGAAAAAATAAAATCATTGACTGATGAAATAATCTATCATCCTGCAAAGTATAGAATTATATTTGGTGAAAAAGCTGATGCAGCTTTGCAAGCAAAGATAAAAATTATTAAAAATGCTGATATATACACAAATGATAATGATATAAAAGCATCTGTGATACAATATATTAATCAATTTTTTAGTTTAAATAATTGGGATTTTGGAGATACTTTTTATATGTCTGAAATGGCTGCATATATAATGCAGGAAATGTCTCCAAATATAGTTAGCATTTTGTTAGTACCATTACAAGCAAATCAAAGTTTTGGAAGTTTATACGAAATACGAGCAGAAGATGACGAAATTTTAGTCAGTGGTGCAACAGTTAACGATATAGAAATAATAGACGAAATTACTGCAGAAGAAATAAAATCAACAGGTGCCGTATTAACATCTGTTACATCTAGCACAACTGGTATACAATCAACATAAAGGAAAATGTAAATGGCTTTTGAAAATAACCAAACTGAACCAAATTTGCCTATTGGAGACAATGATAAAAGAGAATCTGTAAACCATTTACCTAAATATTTTAGAACAAATTTTAATAAAAAATTTTTAAGTTCTACATTAGATCAAATGATACAACCTGGTGTAGTTGAAAATGTAAATGGATTTGTAGGCCGAAAAAATGCAAAAGCATTTGATTATGCAAAAGATATTTACATAGAAGAAAACAATGTAGATAGAGAAAATTATCAATTAGAACCTGCAACATTAATTAAAGATAATTTAGGTAATGTTTCTTATTATGCTGATTATAATGATTTTATTAATAATATTAAAATAAGGAAAGGAAATTATAAAAATCATAATTCTATTAATTCTAGTGAAACTTATGCGTGGGATCCGCATATAGATTGGGACAAATTCATCAATTTTAGAGAATATTATTGGTTATCTAATGGACCTCAAACCGTTACAGTTGTTGGGCAAAGTAAAGAAGTACAAAGCACTTACAGTATTCAACTTAAAGACAATATAGATAATGTTACGTATCTATTTACACCAGACGGATTATCAAATAATCCAACTATTACTTTATATAGAGGTCAAACTTATCAGTTTAAAGTTAATGTACCTAGTTATCCTATTACATTCGCAACAAGAATAACATTTACACCAGGTAGAGAGTATGGTGATCCTGTAACAAATACTTCGTTAGTATTTGATAATGGTATTACAAAATTTGATACAGATGGAAATATTATTGAAGATGTATTTTTAGAAGAAGGTGTAATAGAATTTGTAGTTCCAGAAACAGCGCCGGATACTCTTTTTTACATATCTAAAGACGATCCTAATTTGTCAGGAATAATTAAAATTTTTGATATTTTAGAAAATACTGAAATAAACGTAGAAAATGAAATAATAGGAAAAGCTACATATACAACAAGTGCAAATTTTGCTTTGTCTAATGGTATGAAAATTAACTTTGCTGGCACCGTTTTTCCTGAAAAATATAGCCAAGGAGAATGGTATGTTGAAGGAGTTGGAGAGCAAATTAAATTAATTAGCAGTGATAATTTAAGCCTATCTAGTTTATTTGTTAATGATATTGAGGTAGAATTTGATGATAATGGATTTGATCAATTACCATTTAGTGAGGCGCTTGGTTATCCTTTACAAAAAGATTATATTACTATAAACAGAGCAAGTAATGACGGAAATTTATGGAGTAAATATAACCGTTGGTTTCATATTGATGTTATTGAAAAATCTTTAGAATTAAATGGACAAAATTCGTCTATAGATGTAAACTTGCGGGCAAGTAGACCTATTATAGAATTTGAATCAAATATTAAATTGTATAACTTTGGTACAGAAATAAAAGATAATGTTGATTTAGTAGATAATTTTACAAAGGATGCATTTAGCATTATAGAAGGCAGTATAGGATATAATATAGATGGGGTTGATTTGACAGAAGGTATGCGTATCTTATTTTTAGCAGATCCGGATGTTTTAGTAAATGGACGCATATTTAAGGTTAAATTTATTACATTCCAAAATACTCGGCAAATAAGCTTAGTTGAAGAAGAAGATTCATTGCCGTTAATAAATCAAAATGTTTTAGTAACTAACGGTAATGTTTATAAAGGAAAATATTTATTTTATAATGGAATAGATTGGGTAATAGCACAAGATAAAGTAAATGTCAATCAGCCTCCACTTTTTGACATGTTTGATAATAACGATATATGGTTAAAAGATAATAATACATATTCCTTTAGTCAATTTAATGGTACTAAAATTTTCTCATATAAAATAGGTGAGGGTATTGTTGATGACGAATTAGGATTTGCATTAGAGTACAAAAATATTATTAATAGTGGAGATATAATATTTGAATTTAATTTGTTAAACGATATATTTACTTACAATTTAGATAATACAGTAACGCAATATAAAACTGATATAGCTTTTTTACGGAAATATATCGATAGAGAAACATATAGTAATATAAATGGTTGGACAGCAGCAGGAAAAGGTAAACAAACTGTAATTAGATTATATGTTAGTAATGGTTTAGAAAAAGTTTTTGCTTTGGATATGTATGATGATAATACATTTATAAATGATTTATGGTTAAGAGTTTATGTAGAAAATCAGCTTAAAAAGGTAGATATTCATTATAAATTAATTATGGATGTAAATGGCAAACATTATATAGAGTTTTTTGATACAATTGAAAAAAACTCTTCAATAACAATAAAAACTCGGTCAAAAAAAGAAAAAAATGAAAAAGGATTTTATGAAATTCCTGCTAGTTTAGAAAAAAATCCTTTAAATGAAAATTTGAATGAATTTACGTTTGGAGAAGTTTTAGATCATGTCTTTACAATTGTAGAAGAAACATCTGATATAATAGGATCATTTCCAGGAAACAGTAATTTAAGAGATGTAGGAAATGTATCCAGTTTTGGTAAAAAGTTTTTGAAACATTCTTCTTTATATAATCTATATAGTTATCATTTATTAGATGAAAAGGCAAATATACAAAATTCAATTTCGTTTGCTGGTAAAGAATATAGTAAGTTTAAACGGAAGTTTATAGATTATGCTACAAATAGTGGGTTTTCCGGATATGATAAACAGCATGTAGATAGAATAATATCAGAAATAAACAAAGATGCGAACGAATCTATGCCATTTTATTTTTCTGATATGGTTCCAAATGGAGGTCAACTTACAAATTCTTATAAAATTATTGATACAGATGAACAGTATTTTGCTTTAAGTAAAGTTTTTGATATTAATACACCTAGTTATAGAGCTGTAAATGTTTACAGAAACAATAAGCAGTTGATTTACAAAAAAGATTATGATTTTAATGACGAAGGATTTGTAAGAATTTTTGGTTTTAAAAATGTAGATGATGTAATTGACATATATGAATTTGAAAGTACTAAGGCAAACTTTATTCCTCCTACTCCGACAAAATTAGGACTATTTCCTAAATATGAACCAGAGTTCTATATTGATACTACTACCCAAGTGACACCATCTATAGATAATGGACCATTTAAAATTTATGGATTAGAAGTACTTGAGCCGATTTCCGATAACAAATTAGGATGGTTTTATCCATTGTTTAAAACATACGAAGAAGCAAGAGATTACGATATTAGTTTGGGAGGTACTGGAGAATTTACTATACACAAATTTAACGGTCTAGAAACAGTTTTTTATATGCCAATTAATGATAGGAATATTGCAGCTCAAGATACAACAATTTATGATGAATGGTTGCAAGGACAAGCTGTTATTCAAGGACATGACGGCAGTTTGCAACCGGTATTTAAGGACTATAGAGATAATTTAATTTTAGAATTAGAAAAAAGAATTTATAATAATTTAAAAGTTGAGTATGATAATAGTCTTTTTAATATTCATGATATTATAAGTGGTGCATATAGGAAAACAGATACTCCTATAGAATTTTTAAACAATGTGTTAATTAAAGATTTTATCGATTGGACCACGTTTGTAAATGTCGAATATGCACCGCATAGATATTTTGATAGATTAAATTCTTTTACATATAATTTTTCTAAAAGTATATTAACTGATGGTTCAAAATCTCCAGGTTGGTGGAGAGAAATATACAAATATTTGTATGATACCGATAGACCGCACACTCATCCTTGGGAAATGCTAGGATTTAGCGTAAAACCTAATTGGTGGGATGATGAATATGGAAAAGGACCTTACACAAAAAACAATTTACATTTATGGTCAGATTTAGAAAATGGAATTATACGACAACCTAATTTTAAAATTGATAAAAAATATGTTAGGCCTTATTTAAACAAAATGATACCCGTGGATGATCATGGAGAATTATTAAGTCCTACGTTTAGTAATGCTGTATCTGTGTATAATCCAAATTATATAGAAGACAGTTTTAAATTTGGTGATGGGGGACCTGTTGAAAGTGCTTGGAAAAAAACAAGTCTCTATAGGTTTAGTTTGATTGCAGCAATTGTTGTTAACAAGCCTGCGTATAGTTTTGCAACTGGATTTGATAGGATAAGGCAAATTAGGAGTAATTCTGGACAAATAATTTATAAAGATACTAACAATCATATACAAATTAATAGATTAGTTTTTCCTAGCACGTTTAATGATACAGAGGATGTTATTACCGCAGGATTATTAAATTACATAGTAGAATATCAAAATACTGCTTTTTTAAATTTTTATAAAGAATACAAAGAAAATGTTGCAAAAATTAACAATCAGTTAAGTTTTAAAGTAGGCGGGTTCACAGACAAATCTAAATTTAAATTAATTTTAGATAGTAGGACACCGCTAAATCAGGGTAATGTGTTTATTCCTGAAGAAAATTATCAAATCTTCCTAAACTCAAGTTTTAATATTGAAGAAATTATTTATAGTGGTGTAATAATAGAAAAACAACCAGAAGGTTTTTACGTTAGAGGTTATGATAGATTATTAAACAAATTTCCATATTATAAAGCAATACCTAAAGATTCCGACACAGTTATTAATATAGGAGGTGTAAGCGAATCTTTCTTAACGTGGGAAGCTAATAAAACATATAGTCAAGATTCTATTGTAAGAGTAGTAGATAAATTTTATAGGACTAAAGTAACGCATGTAAGTGAAAACTCGTTTGATAATAGTAAATTTGTCTCGCTTCCTAGCTTGCCATTAACAGGGGGTGTTGATTTAAAAAATAGAGTAACGTTTGAAAAAGTTATTAGTTATTTAGATTATGGTACTTTATTTAAAAATTATCAAAATGTTGTAGATTTTTTATTAGGTTATGGACAATATTTAGAAAGCATTGGTTTTACTTTTGATAGATTTGTTGAAAACCAATATGAAGTAGCAGATTGGTTATTTTCTGCAAAACAATTTTGTTTTTGGGTAACGCAGAGTTGGAAAGCTGGCGCAATTTTAACTTTAAGTCCCGGAGCTGAAAAAATAAACTATACAAATCCTTTTGCAATTGTTGGCGATACATTAAATTCGTCACAAGGGTATAGTATATTACAAGCAGACGGAACTATAATCAATAAGAATAACTTAAGATTCTTTAGAGATAATAGCAATAATTTTAGTGTGCAGCCAGCAAACGTTGATGCAGGGATATATTTAATAAGATTACCACTGATTACTAAAGAACACGTTGTTTTAATTGACGATGAAACAGTGTTTAATGATACAATTTTTGACAAAACTCCTGGATATAGGCAAGAGCGGATAAAAGTTTTAGGATATAGAACTGCAAATTGGGCAGGAGGATTAAATATTCCTGGATTTTTTTACGATGATGCTGTAGCAAAAGAATGGATGCAATGGGAAGATTATACTGCTGGAGATTTAATTAAATATAAAGAATTTTATTATATAGCTACGAATAAAATAAATGGTAAAGAATTTTTTGATTACAAAGAATGGAGGCAATTAGATAAAGCTCCAGAAATAAATTTGTATCCTAATTTTGATTATAAGGCAGAACAATTTAAAGATTTTTATGATTTAGACAGTGATAATTTAGACATAGAGCAACAAAAATTAGCGCAGCATTTAATAGGATATCAAAAGAGAAACTTTTTAGAAAATATCATTAATAATGATGTAAGCCAATACAAATTTTATCAAGGATATATTCAGGAAAAAGGTACAAAAAATTCACTTACAAAATTATTTGATGTATTAGCAAGCGCAGAAAAAGATAGCTTAGAATTTTATGAAGAATGGGCAGTAAGAACAGGTGTTTACGGCGGAGTAACAGCATTTGACGAAGTTGATTATGTATTAGAAGATAAAGTTTTTAAGTTAAATCCACAACCTATTTTATTAACTGATAGTATAGCAGCCAATGAAACTGACTTAATATATAGAATAAAAAGTTACGAAACTTACGTCAAGCCAAATAATTATACTCATAAACCTTTTCCAATAAAAGAACAATTAATAAATTATTTTCCTACTGCAGGTAATGTTATTCCTACAGAAGTAGAAAAAATTATTACAAAGTTTGATGATATACTTACCCAAGATATAGAAAATTATAATTATAATGATTATGTATGGGTAGGAGATGTTAACAAAAGTTGGAACGTTTTTAGATATAAAAATTATTTCTCTAAGATTGTTTCAATTGATATAGGAGAGAATGCTCAAGAATTTTTTGTAAAGTTAGATAAAATTGACAATACAATCCAAGTAAATGACATAATTGGTATAAAAGATGTTATCCTATTACAGTCACAAGAGGGAGATTCTAGCGTTCAAACAGTGTTTAATAATATAAATGATGTTAAAGGATTTTTTGTAGTATCTAGAATAATTCAAAATAAAATTTTCTGTATAGCAGAACCTGCGTTGTTTTCTACACTACAAAATATAGATTTATTAGAATGTAAAGGAACATTAACATATTTTGTAAAGGCAAGAGCAAATGATGTTCAAGATTTGAAAATAATTGTTGATAAAGATCCAGACGAAAACGCTACGATATGGTTAGATGGAGATGAAGAAAATAATTGGAAAGTAATGAAAACTGGATCTTTATTTAATAAAAAATATCAAATACTAAATCCTACTGCTCTTGATACAAATTATGGGCAGAGTTTTGCAGTAGATAGCAGGAACACATACTTGGCAGTTGGATCGCCTGACGATGGCAACGGAAAAGTTTATGTTTATAGCAGAGCTTCGATAGATAAAGAATGGAAAATTTTAAAAATATTAGAACCCCATGATACAGATATAAATTCTAAATTTGGTTATAGCATAGATATTACAGATGATGGTAGATTTTTGTTTGTAGGAGCACCAAATAGTTCTAATCTAAAAACAAAAATTCAAGGAGATTTTAGTGAAAATAATCAATATACTGCTGGAGACATTGTAAAATATAATGGATTGTACTACCAAGCATTAATAACAATACTACCTGCAGCTGATGCACAGATATTTGAAGCTTTTTTCAACCCGTCAGAATTTTTGTTACAAAATAATCTAAATGATGAAAATGCAAATTTGATACCTAGGATGCTTACAGGTGATTATCCTACTCTTGTAAGAACAGGTAGTGCGTCAATTACTACTGATCATATTTTGCTAAGAGTTGGTTTAGAATTGTATAATGGAGTTGCAGAAAACGATGAAATTATACTCAAATGGAATAAATTTACAAATGCTAATCAAACGCAACTAAATTTAATAGAAACCGAACCGTTTGATGGAAATATAAGATTTGTAAATGATCCTAATTTAAAAATGAGTGATGTTTTAACGCGAAAACATGTCATTCAAAACAAAGTAGAGCATATAATCACAATTAATAATGCACAAGTTACTCCTAAATTAGGAGATACTGTTTTAACTGCAACCGCTGTAGGACAAATTGTTTACATTTATAGAGAAGATAGTGCAGTTAATAATTACATAATTTATATTAATAATGTCAAAGGAGAATTACAAGAAACAGCAGATCTTTATATAAGCGAAATTTTGGTAGGAGATTATACTATAGTATCGCCTGTTGATACTTATTTTGATGGTATGCTAATGATTCAAATTGAACCATACTATTTACCGTATAATACAACAGATTTTGGTGCAGGCTTAGTTATTCAGGAAGTTATAACAGATAGCTCTGTTTCAAATATGTTTTATTATAATATATTAGATTATACAATTTCAGAAAATGATACTGTACCTAGCTTAATTAGAGCATTTAGTTATAATGGTTTAAATTTAGATGCTACTGCAGAAGTATATAGATCTATGTCTTATTATGCTTTACGATTGCCTAAAATTGCAAGTGATAACTTAGTTGCTGGAACTGAAGTATCTCTTTATACTAATCAATTAAAAAAGACAGTTTCTAAATTAAGGGTAAGAAATACAAGATTTGTATTGCCTCCGGAAGTTGTTGCAGGAGAAATTATCAAACAAAGAAATACAGATGCAACTGCAACAGTTTACAGTTCATCTGTTGTAATAGAAGAAAATAATATTGATCCAACAAGACCAATTTACATAATTGAAATACAATTTTACAGTGCGAATTATGATGGTGCTGCTTTTAATTTTGTTGATGAAATATTCGGCTCAATTAGCGGAGAAATATTTGCTCGGCCGGTAGGAATAATTCAAGATATTTACACTTCTATAGAAAAAATAGGTTTTGAATCTCAATCTGCAATTAACGACAATAATAATGGAACAGAAATTTGGAACTTATGGGACGGATATATAAATTACTCAGAAAACAGATACAGCGACGAAGGTTATCCTTATGTGCCAATTGGAAAATATTATGAAGATCCTCTATCACCTACATTATTAAAAACAGATCCAGGTAGGACTGGTCAAATTATACGTGAAAAAGGTACATTAAATACTGCAGAAGTTATGTATGTGCAACGGAACACACCGACTAATTTAACTATATACGTAGATAATGTTTTAGGAAATTGGTCGCAAGGATTGAATTTTATTGTTGATGGTGAAACACAAGAATCACAAATAGAAATGTTACCCTATGCCGGTGGAATAGATTTGTTTGGCAGGCCTAATATATATACAGTGGTAAGAGAAATTGGAATCACTAACACTACATCAATAGGATATGGCGATATAGGAAAACTTGCAGTCTTTAAACATTCTTTAACTTTACCTATAATTGTTGATCAAGAAACTGGTATACAAATAAACGAATTAGTTGGACAGGAATATATCGTTTACAAGAAAGAAATAGTAGAAGGATTGCCTCGAATTGCAGAAATTCCGTCTAGTGTAAGTAGGGTTTGGCAAGAAGTTAACGATTTACCTATAGACAATATAGGTGGTTCGCCGAGCGAGTACTCTAAAGAAGGTAGCGTTTACATTTATGAAAGATTTGGAACAAATTTTGTACAAATAAAACAAATGTTGTCCACATTGCGGAAAGACAATCACCGATTTGGTATACAAGTAAAATGTTTAAAATTGCAAAATGAATACAGAGGTTATGTTGTTTCTGCAGACAGTGACAATGATATAAGTTATCCGGGTAATTTACATTTATTAAAGTATACAGAAGATGGTGAATATTATTGGAATTTAGCAAAGAGTAAACAATATAAAGGGTTATTTAATGATCAATCATACTACTTTACAGGAAATATAGTTTATTTTTATGATCTAGCACATACATTCTGGGTGGCAAGAACAAGTATAATTCCAGGATCCTGGAATCAAGAGTTATGGTCGCCAGTGACTGAATTAATTGATTATACTGGTATTTTGCCTAATTCAAATAATTTAAGTATGATTTCTGATTCTGCAGAAATAAGCACATTGCCTAATGAAAATTTATATGATTTTGCAACTACATTTACTACTAGTAATGATGGAGAGGTAATAGCAATTAAAGTGTATTATGACAGTTTTGATGCAATTGCTATATATAGAAAACAAGATGGGTTTTATCGTTGGATGCAAAATATAAATGCTCCCAAACCAAATATAGATTTTGGTAAAAGTATTAGTTTGAATAACGACGGAACAATTTTGGTTGTTGGTAGTCCTAAAGAAACAATACAAAATAAAGAGGAAGGAGTAGTTTACATTTATAACCAAATCAACGGAAATTTTGAATTAAAGGCTATTTTAGAATCTCCATTTGCTCATCCATTAGGGATGTTTGGCGAGAAAGTATTAATCGATGACAATATTTTAGTTGTAACATCTAAAAATGGAGAAACTACAACTAAAACTACATTTGATAAATCAGATACCATATTTGACGAAAATTTTACTACATTTAAATTTACTAACGAAAATGTAGGGTCTGTAAACATTTTCCATTTGCTAGATGGGTATTTTATATATAGACATAAAATAGCCTATACAGAGCTTGGTAAAAAATTACATAACAATATGATACTTAGATTAAAGAAAAATAATATATATATGGGCATTCCTAGTTATATGGATTATGGTCAAATTGTAGAATATGGAAAAGGAAATACTCCATTATGGAATGTAGAAAGAGAAAATAAAAATGTTGTTGATCTAAATAAAATTAAAAAAGTATTTCTGTATGATAAAAAATCAAAAAATCTTATAGAAAATTTAGATTACATAGATCCATTACAAGGAAAAATTGCAGGAATAGCAGAACAAAATTTGTCATATAAATTAAAGTATGATCCTGCAATATACACAGTTGGATCAAGCAGTGTAGAAGTAATAGTAAACGAAAATTCAGCATGGGGAAAAGAAAATGTAGGAAAACTTTGGTGGGATATTAGTAAAATAAAATATTACTATCCTTATCAAAGTGATATTAGCTTTTCAACTAACGTCTGGACAAAGTTATGGCCAACTAGCAGTGTAGATGTTTATGAATGGGTAGCTTCAGATTTGTTACCTAGTCAATGGGATGCTTTGTCGTCAACTAGTGAAGGATTTAGTCAAGGTATAACAGGGTTGTCAAAATATGGCGATAATGCATATGTGAAGAAAAAAGTGTATAATAGTTTTACAGGAAAATTATCTACTGTTTATTATTATTGGGTAAAAGGTATTACGAGCATACCAAATTTAGATAACAGAAATTTAAATTCATTAAAAGTTTCAAACTTAATTAGAGATCCAAGAAATGAAGGCTATCCGTTTGTAGCATTTATAAATGAAAATGAATTTTCTTTGTTTAATTGTGAAAAATATCTTAAAAATGATGATACTGTAATTTCAATACAGTATTATAATGATGATAATAGCGAAGTTAATAATGTTCATTATCAATATAAGATTATAACTGATGGTCTTGAAACAAGTTTACCTACATCGGCGATTGAGACTAAATGGGTCGATAGTTTAGTAGGTTACGATGCCTATGGTAGGACAGTACCAGATCCTAGTTTAAGTGAAAAATACAAATATGGAAATTTAAATGAACCACGACAAGGTTGGTTTGTTAATAAACAAGAAGCGTTAAAACAATACATAGAGCGTGTTAATAGAGTATTGTTAAAACAATTAATTGTAGGAAACAAAAACCTTGACGCATTATATTCCCAAGATAACTATCCTTCTGAAATTCTTAATTATTATGATTTAGTAGTTGATAATAAAGTTGAACTTGACAATTATGGCATAGCAAAAGCCGCACAAGCAGAAATTGTTTTAGAAATTGAAAACGGTAAAGTTACAGGTGTTGTTGTTATAAATCCTGGCAGAGGTTATCTAAAAACACCAACTTATACTGTTATAGGAAAAGGTACAGGACTTGAATTAGAATTTGTACTTTCTTCAACTGGAAGTATATCTAGTGTAGTAATACTTAATCCAGGTAAAAATTATAATAAGTCTTCGTATGTAATAATTAGGAAATTTACTGCCCTTGTGTTATCAGATGAAACAATATTTGGTAAATGGTCATTATATGAAAGAGATTACACAGCTAATTCTTGGTCTAGAATACAAAGTCAAGGCTTTAATTGCTCTCTTTACTGGGATTTTATTGATTGGTATATGGAAGGTTATAACGTTAATACTAAGATCGATCATATTGTAGATTATTCATACCAAATTTTTGATATTAATGATAGCATAGGAGAAATAGTAAAAATACAAAATATTGGTAACAGTGGGTGGTTATTATTAGAAAAAATTAATAATTTAGAAAACGTAGATTACACTATTAATTATAAAACAATTGGTAGGCAAAATGGCACAATATATTTCTTACCAAATTTATATGATCCATATGCAGCTTTTGTAAATTTTGATCTTATAAGTTATGATAGTAATTTTTATGATAGTATACCTAGTGAAGAAATAAGGATTATTGCCAATGCGATTAAGAATGATATATTTACAGGAGATCTAGCCTATGAATATAATCAATTGTTTATAAGCACATTAAAATATGTTTTGCAGGAGCAAAAAAATATTGATTGGGTATTTAAAACTAATTTTCTTAAGATAAAACACAATGTAGGTACTTTACGGCAAGATGTAACATTTAACAATGATAATTTGCCTAGTTACGAAGCTTATGTAAAAGAAGTGAAACCTTTCAAAGTTAAAATTAGAGAATATTTAAGTGCTTACGAAAAAATTGAAGAATCTAGATCTTTAACAAGTGATTTTGATTTGCCTCCTAGTTATAATACAATATATAACAAAATATTACCGCAACAAGTTATAGCTTTAGGAGATCAATTAATTGGAGAAGAAAATTTACAAGAATATCCTTATAAATTTTGGTTAGATAATTTTAGTTATGAAATAATTGGTGTAGAGATAGCAGATGGCGGAAAAGGTTATACCTGGCCTCCAGTCTTAAAATTTGAAGGAGGAGGTGGATCGGGTGCAAGTGCTATTTGTCAAATTGGAGATGATGGCAGTATTGTTTCGGTAAATGTTACAAATGGTGGAAAAGGTTATATCTCTACGCCAAACATTTTTATTAATGGATCTTTAAATGAAGATGGGTATGATGCAAGGTTAAGTGTAATAGTAGGTAATAGTAAAAGTAGAAGTTTAAAAACAGCAATAAAAATAGATAGAATAACAAGCGAATCTGTTATATCTGTATTAGCAACAGAAGAACAGTTTGTTGGATCAGGATCTAAATATGTGTTTGATTTAACCTGGCCTATTACATATGATAGAAGAAAAATACAAGTTTCAATAAACAGTAATATTTTATTATTTTCTGAGTATACATATGAAAATGTTTTAGATTCAAGCAAAGGTTATGATAGATATTTTGGAAGAGTAATTTTAACTTTACCTGCAGAAAATTTTGCTAATGTCATTATTAATTACGAAAAAAATCAAAGTTTATTAACTGCTCAAGACAGGATTCAGTTATTTTATTTGCCTAATGTTGGACAATTTGGAAATGATTTAGCACAATTAATGGAAGGAGTAGATTACAGCGGAGTTGAAGTAAAAAGCTTTGATTTTGGAAACAAAAGTGGATGGGATACTAGTGGCTTTTTAACAAGCGAGTATGACACGTATGACACTGCATATGAAGATGTTACTTACATTATACCACGTGATTTATTGTTTATACAAGCATCAGGATACCAATATAAAGCGCAAATAAATTTTGTAAATTTTGCAAAAGCAGTAAATGCAATCGTAAACGGAGATAGTCCTAATATTCCTACTAGATTTTTTGAAATTTTCAATGTTGATGCTTTAGGAAATAATTTAGTAGATCCTTTAGATGGCGTATCTATTTTAAATGTATTAGATGAAATTATAGAATATATAGACGAAGATTTAAATGTAATTATTACATCTAGGCTTACATTTAATAGTGCAAATGCAATACAAGAATTTTCGTTAGGAGAAACATCAAATCCGACAGTAATAAACAATATTCATACACAAATTTTGCCAATTTTTGACAATTTGTCAGACAATGACATTAGTGATCTGTTTACAGAACAAATTTTAGAAGATTTACAAATTGTGTTACCTGGTGTTTTTGAACAAGGTATTTCATATAATGTTTATAAAAATAATGTTAGGATAGACGATGAAAATTTTGGCGATAATAATTTAGTTACAAATCCAAGTGCGCTAATGAAAACTATCATAGGTGACGGTATATCTAATACTTTATCATTAAAAGATTACGCAATAGAAGTAGAGACAGGTGATGTATTTGTAATTAGAAAATCGTCTAGCGATGGAAGTTATTTGCCTACAGATTTAGATTATGATGCTTTATTGTTAGGGGGTAATATTAATTACAGTAATGCTCAAGGTATTGCAGCTGAAGAAATTATTGTAGATGGAGATAATTTTGTAACCCCAACTAATTCAAAAGGAACAGATGAACAAATTCCTGGTTTAGTGCAGGATGCTGTGAATATAACGGTTTATGAAAGACCAACAGTAGGAACTAGCAATATTGTATCAAGGAATTATAGAGGAAACGGAACACAGAAAAGTTATAATATTGGAACATTACCAAGAAGGAAAGAATCTACTATTGTTAAAATTAATAATGTGATTCAAGAATTAGATGTTGATTATAGCATAAGCTATAGTAATAATAATGTTACTTTTGTTCAAACGCCTGCAATAAACGCAAAAATCAATTTGATAACAATGGGATTCTCAGGCGATAATATTTTGGATTTAGGTACAATTATTGCAGACGGAGAAAAATCTGCATTTAAGATAAATGCAAGATATGAAGAAGATTTACACAGTCAAGTCACTGTAAATGGTGAAAATATTTCATATGTGCTTGTTAATTCAGATAACGAATTCAATGATAGTACCAACAGTGTTACAATTAAATTTGCAAATAGATTATCTCAAGGAGATATAGTCAGGTATGCAATATCATTTGGATCTGTTAAACCGTATAGTGAACTTATTATAGATGACTTTATAGCAGATGGAAGTTCTAATCAGTTTATTCTATCTCAAGTCCCATTTGTACAGGAACCGGCAGAATGGTATACAATGGTAATTTTAAATAATAAGCTTTTGAACCCTGGATATGTTGAAACTTTTGTAACAACTGATTCTTTGGAATACAATCTTAAATTGTATCAAGTTCCACTAAGTTCTGTTAGTTTTAAGCAATTGCGAATATTTTTAAATGGTAGAGAATTACAGCATTTAAAAGAATGGAATTTTACTTCTGCAGGAACTATAAATCAATTTTTAAGAGATGATCAACAAACAGGAAGCTCTATTGCTATAAAAAGAGGATTATCAAATCCGGGAGACCTTCTTAAAGTATATATTAATGCCTGGGATGATAGTACTGATTCGGGTGGAGATTATAGATATGGATATTTTGAAGACGGAGAATTTGTTAAAACTCCTGGAAAATTGCATATTAATGTTCCTTTGTACGATGGTGATAAAATTAAAGTTTATCAATTTAGCAATCATAATACACAAAATATAGATTGGCAAAGCTTTGACATTGTTGAAAGAACTGACCTAGGTCGAGGAGTTTCCAATGCTTATGTTACAAGGAGAAAGACTGATTCTAATATAATAGAATTAGATTTTGAATTTAACACAAATGCAAAATATTCCATCTATAGAAATGGGATACGTATAGATGATGAAAATTTTGGAACAGAAGCTGCTTCAAACCCTACAGCAGAGATTCTAACTCCGTATGGAACTGGAGCTCGTTTTGTTGATTTATCTGCTATTGGAGTGCAAGCAAACGACGGAGATATTATAAAAATAGAACAATTGCAAAGTGAAGTTATTTTGGATGAAGGTGCATCAGATTGGTACGAATTAAGAAGACTAAGAAATGGCATTGTTCCCTTAAATAGTCCAGCAATTGATGATCAATTTGTTTGGGTAGCAAAAAATGGTATACTATTAGATCCCAGTGTAGATTATTTTATTAGCAATGATAAAATGTCTGTTGTTTTACACCAAAATTTAGAAGAAAATGATAATATCCAAACAATACATTTTAGTGGAGACAAGTTTCAACCTAGCTTTGCATGGAAACAATTTAATGATATTCTAAATCAAAACCATTATAATGTTGTAAATGGTCAAAATAATATTACATTAGCTGTTGATTTACAATGGTATGATAAAACAATACAAGTAGTAAATGGAGATAAACTACCTGCTCCTACAAGAAATAGTAAATATCCTGGAATTGTAGTTGTAGATGGAGAACGAATAGAATATTGGAATAGAAATGGAAATATTTTAACACAATTGCGTAGAGGTACATTAGGAACAGGAGTTAAACAGACACATAAAGCTGGAATAGAAATTTATGATCAAAGTTTAGGAACAATGATACCGTACAAAGATGAAACGAAAACTATAAGTTTTGTTGGAAATGGTGTAGATAATACATTCATATTAGATTTTATTCCGAATAGTGTAAATGAATTCGAAGTATACGTAGGCGGCGTAAGATTAAGGAAAACTGAATTAACCACTTACAAACCAGAGTTAGGTTTAGATTCGCCTGAAGCTGATACGGTTTTACCGCCAGAATTTTCTTTAGACGGAAATAATTTAAATTTAACATCAATTCCAGGAATAAATCAAAAAATAACAATTATTAGACGGATAGGTAAAATTTGGAGTGAACCTGGCGTAGCGTTAAGTAAAAGTGATAATAATATTGCAAAAAAAATACGATCAGCACAGGCAGACTTGCCAAGATAAATAACTTAGTAGGATAAATTATGATTGATAAATTTAATGAACAAAGCGGAACAGTAATCGAAGGACATATAAAAATTTTTGATCCTGAAACACAAAAAGTTTTTGTGAGCAAAAGAAATGCCATTCATTACGAAAACATGAGTATAGCATTAGCAGATAGTATTAGTAATTCTGGAAATGGATTTATATATTCTATGAGTTTTGGTAATGGCGGAACAAGCGTAGATCCAACAGGAATTATAACTTATTTGACTCCTAATAGCACAGGTACTAATGCAAGTTTGTATAATCAAACTTTTGATAAAATTGTAGATGATAGAAGTGTAAACAATGTAGATCCATTTAGAAATAAGACTGAAGTAAGACATGTAAGTGGAACAAATTATACAGATGTGCTTGTTACATGTTTATTAGACTACGGTGAGCCTGCTGGGCAAGATGCTTTTGATACAAGTTCTAGTGCTGATAGTCTATATGTTTTTGATGAACTTGGTTTAAAAAGTTGGAGTAGTAATGATACTGGAATGCTACTTACGCATGTAATTTTTCATCCTGTGCAAAAAAGTTTAAACAGGTTAATACAAATAGATTATACAGTTCGAGTACAAAGTCTTTCAGGTATTTTAGGAGTTTAAATAAATGCCATATCAAATATTATTTACAGATTATGTTAATAAATTAGGCATTGTTGTAGAGGATGGTAGTATTAACAATGAAACATCGGTTAAATTGCCTGGAAAAAATACTACATCTTATGGTACAATAATAGCAGAAAACTTTCTACACTTATTAGAAAATTTTGCATCTCCTACTGCACCTAGCACGCCAGTAGAAGGCCAAGTTTGGTACGATTCTTCTCCAGATAAAGAACAATTAATGGTTTACAATGGAGCTAATTGGGCTCCTGTGAATGGCGTTAACAAATCAGAATCTGCTCCAGCTATTAAACAAGAAGGCGATTTGTGGATTGACAGAGAGAATTTACAATTATATATGTACACAGATGCAGGAGGTTGGATACTAATTGGACCAGAATTTAGTGACGGAGTAGTTACAGGCGCAACTCCTAAAGTATTATCTGGTATCGATGATAAAAATTATAATGTGTTACAGATAGATATAAATGGAGTTCCTTCTGTAATTATTTCTATGCGAGAATTTACGCCTAAATTAAAAATTGATGGATTTGTTACAATAAAACCAGGATTAAATCTTACAAATAAAATATTACCAGGACAGTCTGAAGCAAAGTATTATGGACTAGCTGAAAAAGCAGAAAGTTTGCAGATTGGTAACGAAACAGTTCTTGGCGGTAATTTCTTAAGAGGCGATGCAATTAGCGCAACGAATTTTCAAATTTCTGTTTTGAATAATACAGGCATTCTATACGGACGTAATTCAGAATTAGCAATAGGAGTAGAAGGGTCAGTTGGTGTTCTAAAACATAATGTAGCAGGATCAGCTATTGATTTAAAAGTAAGAAACGATGGAATTTTTAAAACAATAGCTCGTTTTGACAGCTCCATGAAAGTAGGTATAGCTAAAGACAATCCAGATGCAGAATTAGATGTAAATGGTAATATACAAACCTCTGTTCCTGCAAATGATTTATCTAAAGGTAAAATTTTTGTTAATAATACGCAAGATAGTAATTTATTTTCAAATGGGTCTATTGTTACTGCTGGCGGCATAGGAGTTGCGAAAAGTGTTACAATTGGTGGTAATCTTTATTTAAATGCTAATATTGATAGCCAAATATTTTCAAATAAACTTGTTCCAAATCGTGATGCTGACGAATTATTAGGGACAGAAGATTCCTATTTAGGAACGCCTAGTTTAAGATATAATGCTGTTTATTCTAAAAGATTTTATGGTGATTTAACAGGAACTGTTACAGGCTCTGTAACAGGTAGAGCAGGGTCTGCAAATAAACTTGCTAAAGCATCACAATTTATTTTTTCAGGTGACGTAAAATTATTAAATTCCACAGAAGTAGAGGAAGGGGTTTTAAATTTTACAGGACAAGGTGAGCAGGTTGAATTCATTACTGAGTTAACAGCGCCTTTTATTAATAGTAAAGAAAAAATTATTAATACTCAACCTGATGATGAATTAATTTTATATCGTATTAGAGAAAATATTGGACTTAAAAAAGTAGCAGTTAACGATTTACTTGCAACTGTTCCTGTAATGCCAATTGGTACTATTGTTCCTTTTGCAGGAGATAATGCGCCAGTTGGTTGGCTTTTATGTAATGGACAAGAAGTACAAACGGTTGATTATCAAGAATTGTACTCACTAATAGGATATAAGTACAAATCAGTTGATTTAGTTAAAGTGGGATTTTTTGCTGTACCAGACTTGAGAGGTAGATTTCCTTTAGGTGTTCATAATATGGGAGGACTTACACCTAATCAAAGTATTGTTAACGATCCTAATGCTCAAATAATAGGTGGTATAGGGGGACAAGAGGCAGTTGTGTTAGACGAAACAAATTTGCCTGACCATAAACATGATTTATATTATAATGATACACAATTTTATGCTACAACACAAAAACAATTTGAGATAGTTGATGACGAAGTAGTTGATTATCATTTTTATGAGCAGCAAACAGAATTTACAGGAGTTGCGATGAAAAATACACAAGGGATTAAAACAGATCAAATACTAAACACTGCTGTTGATGTTATAAACCCTTTCATGGCACTTAATTATATAATATACGCAGGATAATTTAATGAGTTATAGGATTAATAGAACTGACGGTGAATTGTTAGTAGATTTGATTGATGGTATAATAGATACCAGTGCAACAGATTTAACTTTGATAGGCCGAAATTATAAAGGTTTTGGCGAATGGTTAAATGAAAATTTTGTAAAATTATTAGAAAATTTTGCAAGTACATCTCAACCTGCAAATCCTTTAACAGGTCAATTATGGTATGACAAACAAGATCAAAGATTAAAGATTTTTAACGGAACAACTTTTAGATCTGCAACAGGAACTATTGTTAATAGTTCGCAACCAACAAATTTAGTAGCCGGCGATATATGGATAGATAATGCAAACAATAGATTATATCTGTTTGATGGGTCTGATTTAACCTTAGTTGGACCTACATATGATGCAGGGCAAGGAAAGACTGGGTTCGAATCTGCTAGTCAAGTAGATTCTAATAATATTACTAGAACTATATTAAAACTTTTCCTAGGCGGTGTGTTAGTTGGTATATATTCGCCAGCAGAATTTATTATCCCTATTCAGTTTTCCATTCCAGGGCTAGATATTTGGGAGAATGACACTATTTCACCTAAAAGGCAAAAATTATATAAAGGTTTTAATATTGCATCTTTATCAACAGATTCGGGTATAGACGGTTTTTGGTGGAGAGGAACTAGTGTAAATGCAAAATTTTTGATAGACGATCAAGGTGTTCAAAAAACTGCTGTTAATTTTTTACCAACAGATGGAAACGGAGTCACTACAGGATATATTAATATAAAAAACAGTCAAGGGTTAACAATAGGTATTGGAGATAGACCTTTTGTAAACACGAAAATATCTGGTTCTACAGCATTTATAGATAATTTACAAGTTAATTCAAATTTTGGCATAAGAATTAAAAATAGCCAATTTCCTAATAATTTTTTAAATGCATTATTGATAGATACATCGTCTTATAAAATTTCAATGTTTTCAGGGTTACCACCGTTCGATATTTTGGAGAGTAGACCTGAATTTGATGTAAATGCTGATCTAACTGTTACAGGTAATATGTCCATTGGAGGGTCATTAGCTGTAGGCGGAGACATAACTTATGTAAATTCAGAAGATTTAAGAATAGCAGATAAGACTATAGAATTAGCAGTAGGTGAAAATGATGTAGTTGGAAATGATGCTGCAATTGATGGTGGTGGTATAATACTAAGAAGTACTGATAGCAATAAAGAATTTTTATGGGATTTAACAAATGAATCTTGGACTAGTAACCAAAATATTGATTTGAAAGTTACAGCAAATAACACTGATCCAGTTTATAAAGTAGATGGTGTTACGGTTTTATCAGGTGACGAATTATTTCCAGCGGTTACAAAAGGTACTGGATTAAGCGAATTAGGAACTTTAATTAACCTTACAGTTGATAATATTAATATAGATTCTGCAACAATTTCTCGAATAAATGGGAAAGGTATTACAATTAATGCTGGAGGAACAAGTATTACACCAGCAGATAATGGTACTGTCAGTTTTGCAAATTATAATAGAATAACAAATTTAGCTGATCCAGTAGATTTAAAAGATGGTGCAAATAAAGAATATGTTGATAGAGCAGTAGACGGTAAAGAAATATTATTGTCATTAGATATAAACGGGTTGATTGTTGACGGTGATCCAGATTATACACCTTTTTATGCAGCAACAATAGATAATGTTAGGACTGTATTAAATTACATGTTACCTATAGAAGAATCTTTGCCAAATACTGATGTAAAAATAATGGCTACAAGAATTAGACAAATTACAGCAGTTTTTCCTATAACAGTTTCTGAAGAAGATACTGCAGTTTTACAAAAATCTAGAGTTACTGTAAGAAATTTTGATAATACTGGAACAGTTGCAGTTGTCCAAGATATTGTTGCAAACCCTGCATATTCAGGATCTACAACAAATATAGAGTTTACGGTTGACAGATTTGTATATAGATTTCGCAGTGATGGAGCAAATTGGAACAGTACAGGAGTTGATAGGGTTATTGTCTAAGAATTAGGGTAAATATAAGATATATATCAGGGGTAATATGAATGGCTTATATAATTAATACATATAATACTGCACAGTTAACTGTAGTAGAAGATGGAACTATTGATCAGACTACAGATCTAAAACTTGTAGGAAAAAACTATGCTGGATATGGAGAAATACAAAATGAAAATTTTGTTTTTTTACTAGAAAATTTTGCAGGCGCAAATCAACCACCGAAGGCATTGGCTGGACAAATTTGGTTTGATAATAGTCAGAATAAACTGAAATTTTATGATGGTACACAATGGAGAACTTCTGGCGGTTCTGAAGTTGGTGGTACTGCTCCGGCAGGATTGACACAAGGGGATTTTTGGTGGGATAGCCAAAATGAACAATTATATGTTTATAATGGAACCGAATGGATTCTAATAGGTCCACAAGGTGCAGGTGAAAATGTTACTCAATTCCAAAGCAGATCTCTTAGAGATTCCGAAGGAGTTAATAGACCTATTATAGTAAGTGTAGTAAACGATGAAGTAATTCACATTATCAGCAGTACTACATTTACTATAGGTACAGAAGATGCAACAAATTATCCGGGCTTTGACAAAATCCATGAAGGGTTAACTCTAAAAAATACTATTAATACTACATCTGGAGTAACAAGTACAGCTCACAGATGGTGGGGAACGGCTACAAATTCTGATAGATTAGGTGGGTTTACTGCTGATAAGTTTGTTAGATTAGATGCTGCTGATTTTTCTGGTACTACAGTGTCTTTTGGAGATAATGGAATAAAAATCGGTAATGAGCAAGATCTTGGATTAAGAGTAATAAATGACAATGTAGCTCTTGTAGGTAATGAGCAGGGTGTTGAAATGATAATTCAAGTAAAAAGTCCTGATAATAATGTTAGAATGCCTATTAGATTTACACATAATAAAATTTTACCAGGATATGCTCAAAATATTGATCCAGCAAGTTCTTCTTTTGTGTTTTCAGGCACAAATACAGTTGATATCGGTAGCTCAACAGATGTTTTTCAAAGTGTTTATGCTACAACCTTTGAAGGAACAGCAACAAAATCTAATTCATTCAAAGCAACTTATATAAATGCTCAAAGTACAGTAGTAACAAATGAATATTTTGCAGCAGATGCAAGACCAACTGCAGGTGTTAGTATAGTTGCAAGAGATTTATCTGGAGATATTTGGGGTAATTTATTTAGGGGAATTGCAACTTCAGCTCAGTATGCAGATTTAGCTGAAATGTATACTAGCGATAAAGATTATGAACCTGGAACAGTGCTAGTAATAGGAGATACAGCTGAAGTAACAGAGTCAACAAATACAGAAGACAGCAAAGTAATTGGTGTTGTATCAACGAATCCTGCACATTTAATGAATAGTGAGCTACAAGGAATGAAAGTTGCAGTTGCCCTTAGAGGAAGGGTACCCTGTAAAGTAATTGGTCCTATTGTTAAAGGTGATATACTTGTTACCTCTGAAATACCAGGTGTAGCAAAAGCTGCAGATAAAGGAAATATGCCGCATAGTAGTTGTATTATTGGCAAAAGTTTAGAAAATTTCAAGTCTAACCAAATAGGTATGATAGAAATAATTGTATAAATAAAGTTTTATTTTGGAGTTAAAAATATGGCAATTTCAACAGTTGTCTCAGGTGGAAGTATAAATGCTACTGATTATAACAATCTACAATCTAAAGTTGAACAAATTTTAGGAGTAGGATCTGGTGATTATGGTTACGGACAAACAGTATCAAGCAGCCAAGTTGTAGCTAGCAATTATCCTGCACAACCGTCAGTAGGTGATTTTGTAACAGCTCAACAATTAGACGATTTAAGAAGTGATATCCAAAAATGTTGGATTCATCAAACAACCACAGCTTTTGCTTTAGGTGATATAGCTGTAGGTGATGAAATCACAGCAGGAGGATCAGCAGGTAGCGACACAAAAACTCATAATCAATATGTTTATTATGTTAATACAATCGACTCTAATCGCTTACCTACTACAAGTTTAAACAATGGTCAAATGACAACAAATCCTAGTAAGAGAAGTGGTACTTTATCGGCTGGGTGGAACGGTACGAGGAATTTTGTATTTACAGTGGATTTTGGAAGTAATAATGCTAGGAGATATTTTTTTAATACAGGCGGAGAAATAAGAATTAATTTGAGCCACGCATACACTGGAGGTGAGCCAAAAACTTTAAATTGGCAAACAATGATTACAAATGCTCCTGATCCGATAAGGTGTGGTTATTCTATTAACAGTGGTTTATCTTCAGCATGGACAAATCTTTATACTGCTGTTGGTTCAGGTGTTTATGCAGAAAATGATGTAATTGTACGAGTAAAAACCTTAACAAATCCTTATCAATTGCAATTTGAAATAAGATTACAAGATGATGATACAGGAGATCGAACTGGCGTAGGTGCAGCAGTAGATGAAAATGTTCAAGGAACAATAACTTGCACAGTAGATGAATTTATTGCTTCAGGTAGTTATGTCTCATTAACAAGTCCTACATATACAACAAATAGTACTTTTTAATCCAATACTTTTTTTTATTTTTTAAAAATCTATAAATATTTCTACTATTAGGAGTATTATGGACGAAAGACTAGAAAAAGCATTGGATTTCTCAAATTATATGGTTTCTCTATATAATCAAAAAAAATCATTCCAAGAAAAATTCTATCAAGATATTGTTTATTACTATAACGGAAGTCAATTTACTGTAACACAAGGTTTAATATCTTTTTGTGATACTATGTTACGGAATAATCAAGAAGAAATTGTCTTAATAGACGATAATGATATTCCTACTGAAATAGAAAATTTAAAATTGTTTTTAGAAAATATAATTAATATTTACTTTGAAGCATCTAATAGTTTTATTAATGATTACAACAGAATAAAAAAACAAAGAACAGTAGCAAATTTAACGGATATATGAGTTCTACAAAAGGTGTGTTACTTTTTGCTAGGAATAATAATAAGATAGATTATGTTAAACAAGCTTATTATCTTGCAAAACGTATAAAAAATTTTTTAAATTTACCAACTACCGTAGTGACTGACAGTGTAAGTTATTTGCGACAAAATTATTCTGACGCAGACGCTGTTTTTGATAATATTATTTCTGTTGTATGGTCTGCAGATAAAATAAAAGATAATACAGTTTTAAGTAAATATGAAAAACATGACTATAAGTCCTATAATGACGGAACACTTTCTAGAGTAAAGTTACAATTTAAAAATCAATTAAGATCGACTGCTTATAATATATCTCCTTACGATGAAACATTATTATTAGACACAGATATAGTTTTGTGCAATAATTACTATCTAAATTGTTTTAATCAAAATAATGATTTTTTAATATATCACAATGCTTTAGATATAGCAGGTTTTAGAGATTATTCAGAATTTGAATATGTGAATGATATAGGAGTAAAATTTTATTGGGCTACTGCTGTGTTTTTTAGAAAAACACCAGAAAATAAAATATTTTTTGATTTACTTGAACATATACAAGAAAATTGGAATCATTATCGATCAATATTTCAAATAAATCAAACTTATTTTCGAAATGATCATGCATTTAGCATTGCCATTCATATAATGAATGGATATACAGAAGGAGATTTTGCACAGCCTATGCCGGGCAAATTATTTTATACTACAGATAAAGATATTTGTTGGCAAATCAAAAATGATAAAATTACTTTTTTGTTGGAGAAAGAAAATTACACAGGAGAATATACGCTTTCGTCATGGAAAGGAACCACTGTGCATGTGATGAATAAATTTAGCCTAAATAGATGCATTGATGAGGATATAAAAAATGTCTAAAGGATTTGTTTTATATGCAAATGGTACAGATTATGTCCTACAAGCCTGTCTAGCAGCAATGAGCATAAAATCTAAAAATGACACTCCGATAAGCATAATTACAATAAATGATATTCCAAAAAAATATAAAGATATTTTTGATGAAGTTATAAGCCCGCTATGGATTGAACATGACGATAGTAGGTATAATACTTTAAACAGATGGAAAATTTATCATAATAGTCCGTATGAAGAAACAATTGTGCTAGATACTGATGTATTAGTTTTGCAAAATATTGATTTGTGGTGGAATTTTTTAGAAAATTATGATATTTTTTATTTAAGTAAAGTATTTAATTATAGATCTGTTGAAATAACAAGTACTATATATCGAAAAGCTTTTGTAGAAAACAATTTACCAAATTTATATAGTGGATTTCATTATTTTAAAAAATCAGAAAAAGCTAAGGAATTTTTTTCTTGGCTAGAATTAATTTCTAAAAATTGGGAATTGTTTTATGGACAATATTGTAAAGAATTTTATCCAGAAAACCCTAGTATGGATTTGTCTTGTGCAATTGCAAGTAAAATTTTAAATAATGATATGGAAATAACGAATAAAAAAGTAGATTTTTTAAAATTTATTCATATGAAATCAAAACTGCAAGGTTGGAAAAAAGATATACCTTTATGGAAAGACAAAGTTGGTTCTTATTTGACGGCTGATTTAAAATTTTACGTAGGAAATTATTTCCAGACAGGAATTTTTCATTATGCTTCGCAAAATTTTGTAGATTCAAGTATAACTAAAAAATATGAAAAATATTTAGGAATCATTTAATGTTTATACACTTTAATCCTGATTCAGGAGATATCTTATCAATAACAAATGTATTACCTGAGTTTGATTATATAGAAGTAGATATTGCAGATGTAGAATTAATTCATACTGGTAAAGAATCAGTACACAAATATACAGTTAAGTTTGATGAAGAAAAGAAGGCATATCAACTGCAAAAGAAAAATGTTATTAATGTTTTTCAGAAAACAATTAATGATATTGTTTATGAAATCCCAAAAATTAATATTAGGAATGGAATAACAGTTATACAGGATGTTCAAAATGAATGTTGGAAATTTTTGATAAGTGAACAATTAGAAGTAGAGTTAAAAACAACAAATTCTTATACAGATTACGAAATATATTTTAGTGTTACTGAATATGGTAATCCAAATGTCTTGTACAAGCAACTTACAATTAATTTAGAACAATTAGTAAAAAATCATTATCAAATTTTACCTTTTTCAATGAATTTTGAAACAACTAATTTACCAATTAGTTTATTTACTAATAAATTATTCGAATATAATTATGAAAGATTTTCAGTATGAGTAAAAAATTTAGAGTACTAGATTATGATGTAATTTATCTAAGTTATGATGAGCCTAACGCTGAACAAAATTATACTGATTTGTGTAAAAAAATTCCTTGGGCAAAGCGAGTGCATGGTGTAGAAGGTTCTGATTCAGCTCATAAAGCTTGTGCAAATCTATCCGAAACTGATAGATTTGTGACAGTAGATGGAGACAATCGTATAAGAGAACATTTTTTAACACAGGAAATTGATTTTGAAGAACATGTTGAATTAGAAAATAAAGTTATTTCTTGGTGCGGTCATAATGTTATAAATGGACTCATGTACGGTAATGGAGGAGTTAAATGTTGGCCTAAAGAATTTGTTTTAAATATGAAGACTCATGAAAATGCAGATGTAAACAATCTACAAGCACAAGTAGATTTTTGCTGGGATTTAGAATATATTCAAATGAATTCTTGTTTTTCAGATGTATATAACAATTCAACTCCGCATCAAGCATGGAGAGCAGGCTTTAGAGAAGGTGTCAAAATGGCATTAGATCAAGGAGTAAAGCCTAGTTTAGAAAAATTTAAAAATAATCATTGGAAAAATCTTCATAGATTATATATTTGGTTGATGGTAGGAGCTGATGTAGAAAATGGAGAATGGGCAATATTAGGTGCTCGTGAAGGTTTGTATAAAACAATGTGTACTGATTGGGATTATGTAAATGTGAGAGATTTTAAATATCTAAATAATCTTTGGGCAAATGATTATAAGAATATGACACATACACAAATACAAACACAAATACATTTAACAGGCACACAAATACTAAAACATTTAGAGATTCCTATTTGTAGACAACATCTAAATTCAGATCAAAGTAAGTTTTTTAAATCAGTATATCAGAATCCGGCTAGAATTTCTAAAGCAGTAATTGATCCAGAATAAACATGAGCGAAACAGAAAAAATTAGGAAAAACAATTCATTAATAGAAAAAATTAGTCCTACATTTTGTTTGGCTAAATGGCACCACACAACAATATATCTTCACACAGGTGATACTCATAGTTGTTATCATCCAGCCCCTCATAAAATACCCTTAGAAGAAATAGAAAATAATCCTAGTGCTTTGCATAATACAATACAAAAAAAGAAAGAACGTGCAAAGATGTTAACTGGGGTAAGATGCGACGGATGTCAATATTGTTGGAATGTTGAAGATTTAGGTGATAACCACATTAGTGATAGAATGATTAGAAATGAAAGCATTTACACTGAAAATAGAGTAAACGAAATTTTAGAGAATCCTTGGGACTTTGATGTTGCTCCTGAATATGTAGAAATTGCTTTCAGTAATGAGTGTAATTTTAAATGTGGATACTGTCATCCTATGGCAAGTAGTTCATATCATGCAGAAATTCAAAAATTTGGTAAAGTTCCTGGTGTACACAATCATAATTTAGATATAGATTGGTTTAATCCAATGGAGGAAGATAATAATCCGTATATCCAGGCTTGGTGGAAATGGTGGCCTAAATTATCAGAAACATTAAATATTTTAAGAATTACAGGCGGTGAACCGTTATTACATAAGAGTACTTGGAAAATTTTAGATTATTTGGTAAAAAATCCTAGGCCAAATATAGAACTTAATATTAATAGTAATTTAGGAGTTTCTAATAGACTAGTAAAACGTTTAATAAAAATAGTTAATACTTTGATAGAAAATGGGAGTGTTAAAAGATTTAAATTGTATTCTAGCATGGATACTTATGATAATAAAGCAGAATATATACGGACAGGTTTAGACATATCTTTATGGGAAAAAAATATGAAAGATTATTTACGATTAACTCCTTGTAATCTTTCTATAATGTGTACTTTTAATATTTTAAGTGTAACAAGTTTTGAAAAATTTTTAAGTAAAGTATTAGAATGGAGGAAAGAATTTTATCATAAAGATAGACGTAGAATTCGATTTGACACACCATATTTAAAAGAACCTTTGCAATATGATATGCATATATTGCCAAAGACTGAATTTTTACCATATTTTGATAATATATTAGAGTATATTAAAAATAATACCGATGATAATGATACAACTAAATTTTCTAATTTAGAATATGAAAGATTTAGGCGGGTTAGAAATTATTTTGCTAATGTAACTTATGAAGAAAAAATAATTTTAGAAGGTAGGAGAGATTTTTATAATTGGTTTACAGAATATGATGTGCGTAGAAATACAAATTTTATTTCTACATTTCCTGAATTAGAATCGTTCTTTAATCTATGTAAACAGTCTGTTCATTAAAAAATAAATACATAGTTATAACAAGGATTATGTATTTTGGATTTTAATAATTTTGTGAAAATATTATTGCCTACTAAGCAAGTTATATTTTATAAAGATGATTTTTTTTGTAGTAGTTTAATTAAAAACATGTATGCTGAACTAATGCTTATTAATGAAGATACGTGTAAAAAGTTTGACAGAAATGACAGTTTAATGTTAGAGTATAATCAAATCGAAAATTGTAAGTATGCTCAAGAATTTGTAAATTTATGCCACAGCAAAAAATTTTTAACAGAAATGTCAAATTTTGTGAGAATTCCTTATTTGATTTGCGATCCATATTTGATTGGTGCAGGATATAGTAAAACACCGTTAAATAAAGAATTAAAAACACACGTTGATTTTAATTGGAATGATGAATTAAGATTAGAAAGAGCGTATTCTTTAATAGTCTATCTGACAGAAGACTGGAAGTCAGTATATGGTGGTAATTTAAATTTTTACAATATTAATGATGAATTATTGTATTCAGTAACACCTAAATTTAACAGGTGTATACTTTTTTCTCACTCTGAAAATACTTTACATGGATACGATAAAGTAAAAATTAAAAATAGAACTACATTTAGATTATTTTTTTATAAAAATAATTCAAATAAGAATGTAATTCCTCATAGAAGTTTGTATTATAAAGATAAAAAAGGAATCCCAGTTGATATTTTATAGCCCGACAGGTGCTGATCATTTTGATTTACCACAAAAATCTTTTGTAAAAGAAATACCTAAGGTATGTTATATAAATGAATCTTTGAAACTAGTGTTTTGGTGTGACCAGCATGATAAAGCTGTAAGAAACAAAACATTAAGCCAACTTTTTTCTGAAAAAGAATGGCAGTTGTTAAAAAATAGACGTAATACATATCTTATGTTTTTTTTTCCTGATGAATATTATAATTGGTATAATATAAGGGAATGGGCAGAGCCATTAAAAAAATACAATATACCCACAAACAAAATTTTAATTGTTTGTACAGATAAAAATTTTGAGCATTGGACAATTAAAACATTAAGAGATGAGTTTGGAATTACAAATTTTAATATCATGTCTACTAATTTTTTATTGCATAAAGCTTTAGACTCAGCTAAAAACTATTTAAAAGAAAATGCAAATGTAGATCCTTTACCTACAAAGAAATTTTCTGTTTTTTCTAGGAATTACCAGTTATGGAGATTAGAATTTTATTATAAACTTTGGAAAAATAATATTTTACCAGAAAGTTATTTTACATTTCAAAATATAATGCCTTATCATTGGGATCTGGATGGAAAAAATCTAACGGTTCCTGTAGATAGTATAATAGAAGATTATAGCAAAATCATCAAAGGAAAACCACTTTCTGGTTTTCTCAAGTGGTTAGAAAACCTACCTTATAAAGCAGAAGATGATACTTTGTATAGAACTGAAAAATATAATAATTTTGTATGGGATATGTTAAAAAATGCTAATATTCATATCTGTATAGAATCTCATTATGATCCATTAGAAAAAAGGTACATACAGTGGCCAGGTATTGAAGATATGACAGCGGAAAGGCTTTCTGCTACATTTATTACAGAAAAAGTTTTTAAACCGATTTTATTAAAAAAACCTTTTATAATTGTTTCAACCCCTAATTTTTTTGTAGATTTTAAAAAACTAGGTTTTAAATCTTTTTCGCCATTGATAAATGAAAGATATGATAGTAAATTAGATAATGCCACTCGTATGAGATATATTAGTAAAGAAATCTATAGGATAAACAGATTATCTGCAGCTGAAATGAATCTATTAATAGATAAATGTAAACCAATAGCAGAGCATAATTATATTGTAGCAACGAAAATAGCAAAGGCTACTGTTAATCATCGCAAATGTTTAGAATGGTTACAAAAAGTATTAGGAGACTTGTCATGAAGATATTTGTTACTGGTGTGGCAGGATTTTTAGGAAGTCATATTGCAGACAGGATGCTTAGTTTAGGCCATCATGTAGTTGGAAATGATAATCTCATAGGAGGTAGTTTAGATAATATACCTAAAGATGTAGAGTTTCATAAAATTGATTGTTGTGATTTTGACAAAATTTTAGGAATAATAGACGATATAGATGTAGTTGTACATGCTGCTGCAACTGCTCATGAAGGTTTTAGTGTTTTTAGTCCAAATTTTATAACTAAAAATATATATCAAGCTTCGTTGTCTGTTATATCTGCAGCAATAAATAAAGGAGTTAAGAGAATTGTTTTTTGCTCTTCAATGGCTCGTTATGGTAACAGTAAAACACCTTTTACTGAAGATTTAATTCCTGCTCCTGTAGATCCTTATGGTATTGCAAAAGTTGCAGTCGAAGATACTTTAAAAGTTTTAGCAAAAGTTCATAATCTAGAATACAATATAGCAGTGCCACATAATATAATCGGACCTAGGCAACGTTATAATGACCCTTATAGGAATGTAATAAGTATTATGATTAACAGAGTGTTGCAAGGTAAACCACCAATTGTTTACGGTAATGGTGAACAAAAAAGATGTTTTAGTTATGTAACAGATTGTGTAAATTGTTTAGAAAAATTAATTTTATCTAAAGAAATTAAAAATGAAATTTTTAATATTGGACCGGATGAAGAAGAAGTATCGATTAATATTATTACAAATAAAATTTTAAATTTGCTGAATAGCAATTTAAAGCCTGAACATGTTGCTGATCGACCACAAGAAGTAAAAATAGCATTGTGCAGCTCTAATAAAGCAAGGCAGCTTTTAGGCTATAAAACAGAAACAGATCTAGATACAGCTATACAAAAAACAATAGATTATATTACACACAATGGCGTAAAAAAGTTTGATTATGCATATCCAATTGAAATATGTAACAGCAAAACTCCTTTAACCTGGAAAAATAAATTATTGTAAGATGCATTTTATTTTTGAAAAAATAGATGACGAGAATGGTTTGCAAAATTTTATTAAATGTGATGATTTAAATACGTCTGGTATACCTAGATTTCCAATAAGTCCTTTAGTTAATGCCTTAACTTTAAACAAAACATTATTTAAAGATAGAAGTATAGATCCTACTTTTTCTTGTACTCCTTTATATGATAGACCTTATGTTATATCAACAGGTGTAGCACATGATCCTAGTTTTTGGACAGAAGGACCAAAAGATAATAAAAAAACTTTATTTGAGTATTTGAATAAAGATTATATACAAGATTTACAAAAAGGTAAAGCGTTTCTTTTGTTAGATCAATCGCATGAAGGATGTCACGAAAGTTGGCTTTGGGAATGGATGCATACAAATGCGAATAAATATGACGTTCCGATTCAGCAAATTATCTATATTACTGGAGATTTCAATGCACCAAAAAATTATAAAGCTTGGTATAGTCAATTTGATTTAAAAGTCAAGATGCATGTTATTGTGTACGAAGTTTTTGAAACACATATTTCTTCTATATTAACAACGCATAATAATCGTAAAAGGATTACTAATATAAATAAACAACTATCTTATAAAGCAAAACGTTTACAAAGTATAAAAGATTATAATTGTTTACAAAAAAGAGCAAGAGGTCATAGAGTTTTTTTGTTTGACAAATTAAGTGAAAACAAGTTGTTAGATAAAGGTATAAATTCTATGAATAAATTGCCAAACGAATCTATACATTATTTTAAAGATTTTCCAATCTATTGTGAAGAAAAAAGAGTAAGAGAGTTGAATAAATTATTGCCTATTATTCCTAAATATTACCAAAATAAAGAAAATCTTTTTACAAGTCCTCATAATGGTGAATTAATACAAGAGTTAAATTTTGAAATAATGTGTCATTCTTGGTTAACAGTTGTTAGCGAAGCACATTATTTTACCGCAGCAGAAACAGGTTTTTTGAGTGAAAAAACATTTAAACCGATTGCATGCGGACATCCTTTTATAATTTATGGAGCAAAATTTAGTTTGCAAAGGCTTAAAGAATTAGGTTATAAAACTTTTGAATCTTTTATTGACGAATCTTATGATAATCTAGATGACATTTCTAGATTAGATAAAATTATTACAGTCTTAAAGGATTTTTGTCAAAAAAGCCAAGAAGAAAAATTAGAATTTTATCAAAATTGTATGCCTATTTTGCAGTTTAATCAAGATCTAATTTTAAAAAGATTTAGAATGAACAGTGTAATTTATAATAAAATAAAAACCATTGTAGAGAATGACTATGATTATTGATATAGATGCTATAAATAGAGAATTAAAATTAAAAAAGAAAGCTATTGCAGTTTATGGTTGTAGTTGGGCAGCAGGACAAGGAGCATATGATCCTGTAATGGATCAATTTCCTACAAAAATGGTAGGTGCAAGGCGTGCATTTTTATTAGATCAAACATACATAAATCAGTACAGGGGAAAGTTTGGCCATTATAAAGATGGATATTATTTTGAAGAGTCTTTTGTACAAGAAAATGATAATTCTTTTGTTTCTATTCTTACTAAAGAATATTTGAATAATGATTATGTTCCGTTAAATTTTGGTTTGCCTGGTTGTGGAAATGCATCATCTATAAGGTATGCAGATATAATTGGAATAGATTGGGGAAGTATAGAAACTTTAGATATAATCTTTATGCCTACAGATGTGTCTAGAGGATATTATCCAACAGTAGATGAATCTAATAACTTTTGGCATTGGACATTATGGCCGCATCCACCTAGTAAAAAAGATAGAGTATCTGTTTTATATCATAGTTTATGTGCTTTGTATGCAAGGACATATAATGAAAAAAGAGCAATCATTGATCTTTTTTTTTATACAAGGCATTTGCAATGGATATCTAAAAGTTTTAAAAATAGTAAGTTTATGATTTTGCCTGCATTCAATCCTTTTTTTACGAAAGATCATTTTAAACAAACATTAGGTCCAGTTTACAATCATTTAGAAAACCGAGTAAAAGGAAAAAAATCAAAATATTTGCATATGGTTAATGAATATCCCTGGGATTGCTTTGTAACCCCTAATGGTGCTAGTAATTACGCAGATTTTATTCTGCAACAAGAACCTGAAGAATGGTCGTCATTTGACTTCTTGAATATATTACATAAAGGTACGCCTAACGGCTTTTTGACTATATGTGCTCATCCTTCTAAAAAAAGTCATAAATTATTAGCAGAATGGTTTTACAACAATGAATATAAATAAATATCAACCTTCCTTCGAAAAAGGTGCATTCGAATGGCCTAAATATATAGATTCAAAAGACCATCCTTTTGGTTTTTTGCCTAATACAAATGGCGGATCGATAAAATGGCATAGAGGCGATAACGTCGAACTTTATGAAAAAAATGCAAAAAAATTTGGAAACAGATGGAAATATTATAAAAAAGATATAACATATAATCTTAATAAAAGTGGTTATAGAACAAAAGAATGGGCAGATATAGATTGGAAAAATTCAGCTGTTCTTTTAGGATGTAGTATCACATATGGAGTAGGTTTAGATGACGACGAAACTTTAGCATACTACCTTGAACAGAAATTAGATATGCCTGTTATTAATTTAGGCGTTCCTTCTGCAGGAAACGAAAAAATTTTACAAAATTTAGTATGTATAATTAATAATTTTGAAATGCCAAAAATGATAATAATTAATTATACTGCAAATGATAGAATTACATTTTATGGGTCACACGAAGAGCATTATTATGGACCATGGGATGTAAGCACACAACCAATTTATAATAAACAGTCAGAGGTTACATATACCGAGGCGTATCCAATAAATATCAATAATTTTTATAAAACAAATTTCACGTCACCTATCCATACAGCAGTAAAATTATATCATCTTAATCAAACAGTACAAGCTTTGTGTAAAGATAGGACTAAATTAGTTACTTGTAGTATTTTTAGTGATGTAACTTATCTCACAAATTCAACAGTGGATACTGTGGGCAAGGAAACGTTTCAAGATAGCAAAGATGTAGATTATATAAATGAAACGTTTGCAAGAGATATTATGCACCCTAGTTCAACAGTTATGGAAAAAATATCAAATATCATTGTTAAAGGAATATGAAAAGCGAATATGATAAATTTGCAGATATAGCAGAATCGCAATTAAATAAAATAAGTAAAACAATGTGTTATGCTAAGTGGACACAATCAAGTATAAATTTAGCTAACGGTATGACTCATAGTTGTTATCATCCTCCTTTACATAAAATTGATTTAAATCAAATAAAAGATAATCCTAAAGCATTACATAATACTAATCAGAAAAAAACAGAACGTGCAGACATGTTAAAGGGCGTACGGCCTAGCGGCTGTTCATACTGTTGGAATATTGAAGACACTGGAAATAGAAGCGATCGTATTTATAGGTCTGGCGAATACTGGGCACAGAATTCTAGGAATGATATTTTTGATGTATTAGCAGATGGTGATATAGAACCAAGATATTTAGAAATTAATTTTAATCAAGCTTGTAACTTAAAGTGTATGTACTGTAGTCCTCATCTTAGTACAGCATGGGAAGATCATGTTTATCAATACGGAGATTATGAAGTATTTGATAGTACAAATAATTTAGTAAAGCATAACAATCTAAATGCGTTATCGGAGTTAAATTTATTACCAAAAAAAATGAAACAAGCTGATAATCCATATTTACAAGCATTTTGGAAATGGTGGCCTGAACTTTATAATAAATTAGAAATTTTTAGAATTACAGGAGGAGAACCATTAGTTGATAATAATACATTTGAAATTTTAGATTATATTTACAATAATCCTAATATAAGTTTAGAATTAAGTATAACTACTAACTTGTGTCCTCCTACACATACTTTATTTGATAAATTTTTAGGAAAAATTAAAAAATTAGAAGAAATTCAAATTTGGGAAGATAAAAATAAATTCAATCCTGGTTCAGGTAATTACTGGTATGTTAATCCTTCTCTTAAGAATTTTTCATTATTTGTAAGTTTAGATAGTGTAGGAAAGCAAGCGGAATATATTAGAGATGGTTTAAATTTTTCTGTATTAGAAAAAAATGTAAACAGTTATTTAGAACAAACATTCAATTCCACTTTAACTTTTATTAATACATTTAATGCATTAAGTTTGCCTAAATTTACAGAATTTTTAAAATTTGTTTTAGACTTGCGAAAAAAGTATAATAAAGATGCACAAGGAATCAAAAAAATTCCGATCCACGATCCTTATTATAAACATCCAGATTATGAAGTCCATCCTAAACAAAGAATTTGGTTTGATATTCCACTTTTACGCAACCCAGAATGGATGAATATTTTGGTACTACCAAATGATTTTGACAAATATTTTATTGATGCTATTGAGTTTATGGAAGAAAACTCAGATACATCTAATTTTGAAGGATTTTATGATTTTGAAATTAATAAATGTAGAAGAAATTTAGAATATTTTCAAAAATCAAATTCTAATAAATCAGTTAATCGGAAAAATTTTGTTAAATTTTTTAAACAATATGACCAAAAAAGGAACACAGACTTCCTACAAACTTTTCCTGAATTAAAAAACTTTTGGTATAACAATGTATGATATTTTTTACGTTGGAGAAAAAATTGAAAGTAATTTTCAAAATTTGAAAAATAGATTTATTAATTTAAAACAGGTTGATAATGTTTTTTCTGCTGCAAAAAAAGCAAAAACAAAATTTTATTGGATTGTATGGAATGATATTGTAATTGAAGAAACTTTTGATTTTACGTATAAACCCGATGAATGGAGTCAAGATGTATCTCATGTGTTTAAAAATGGTTTAAATTATGATGGAATATGGTTATTACCAAAAAATAAAAAAATTTCTGAGAAAGAAATAGAATATAGATTTTTAGTAAGTAGAAAAGAAGTAGATATCTTAGCCAGTTATAATCAAAAATATGATTACTTTGAAGTTGATAGTTATGAGGATTACTTACATGCGTTAAATAACACAAAAACAACCATGTTTTGGGCGTCTAGTTCTAATATTTCTGTGAATCAAGATTTAATACATAATTTTCATAAAACTACTACTAAAGAAATAGTAAAATCAGAAAATCATGTTTTTAAACACATTGTTGATGACAAAGAATTTTATAATGGACTTTTTTTATTAAGTAAGAGAAAAGTCTTAACAAAAAATGAAATCGAATATAGACATTTGGTATCTCGTATAGAATGGAATGTTGTAGGAAGTGGACCAACAGATTATGATACATTTGAAATAGATTCATATGAACAATACCTACAAGCTTGTAAAAACGCAAAAACAGAATTATTCTATGCTACAAGTAAGCAGATAATTCAAAATAAAAAATTAAATTTATATTTTACACATGATGATGTATATAATAGAAAAGAAAATCATGTATTTCTTAATGTTTGCAACGATGAACAGAAGGAAAATGGAGTTTTTTTACTTTCTAAACATAAAATATTAACAAAGAAGGAAATCGAATATAGACATATTGTTTATAAAAAATCATGGAATATTATTGCTAGTAAACATAAACCATATGATGTTGTTTTTATTAGTTACAATGAATCCAATGCAGATGAACATTATGAGAAATTGATCGAAAAGGCACCTCACGCAACTCGTGTTCATGGTGTAAAAGGTATTCATCAAGCACATATACAGGCAGCAAAACAATCACAATCTGAAATGGTTTGGATTGTTGACGCTGATGCTATATTAATGGATGATTTTAATTTTGATTTATATATAGAAAAGTGGGATAGAGAAACAGTGCATGTTTGGCGGTCAAAAAATCCTATTAATGATTTAGTGTACGGATATGGTGGAATAAAGTTGTTTCCTAGGCAATTAACAATTGACATGGATACATCTAAACCTGATATGACAACTAGTATAACAAATAAGTTTAAAGCAATGCCGAACATTTCTAATATTACAGCTTTTAATACAGATCCATTTAATACTTGGAAATCAGCTTTTAGAGAATGTTGTAAGTTAGCATCTAAAGTTATAAATAGACAAAAATCAAAAGAAACAGAAGAACGATTAGACATATGGTGTACAGTAGGAGCTGATAAAGAATTTGGCGAATACGCTATAGAAGGAGCTTTAGCAGGAAGAGAGTACGGTTATAAAAATAAAGATGATGTAGAAGCATTAAAGAAAATAAATAATTTTGAGTGGTTAAAAGAACAATATGAAAAACATACAATGGCAAGATGATAGAGATATTTATGGTAGAATGATATTACTTACAAATTCATATCTTTTTACTGGTCTACGAAATGCAGTTGATAATTATGATGCAGATTTTACTGATGCTCTGACCTGGGGGCAATTAAAAAGTAAAAGATGGTTATTGCGAGAACTACATAATTGTAATATAAAAGAATTAGGAACTGTATTTTTATGTGCTGGTTGGTATGCTATTTTGGCTAGTATGCTATTTGAAGATGATTTTGATATAAACAGGATATTATCATTTGATATTGATGTAGATTGTGTACCTATTGCAGAAACTATAAATAAAAAATATGTATCAAAAGATTGGAAGTTTAAAGCATTGCATCATGACATACATGATATAACATATAAAGATTTTTCTTGGACATTTTGGAGTGTCAAGAATAATAGAATGAGTTACCCAATAACTGATTCTGCGAATACAATTATAAACACAAGTTGCGAACATATAGACAATTTTAGATTATGGTATGATTATTTGCCAGCTGGGTCATTGTTAATTTTGCAAACAAATAATTATTTTGATATAGAAGATCATATTAATTGTTCTAAATCCTTAGTTGATTTTGGTAATTCAACCCCAATGTCTAAGGTATTGTTTGAAGGAGAACTTCCTTTAGAAAAATATAATAGGTATATGCGAATTGGATATAAGTAAATTGACTTTAAGAGAACTACAAAAGGAGTCAGCTAGGGCATTATCAACAATGCAAGCGACAAATGATAATATCTATAAATTTAATAAGCAAGCTCATCATAATTCTCAAAATTGGTATCGTACTGTAATTGAATGGTATGTTGAGATATATAAAGGACTACCAAGTCAAACAGGTCCTGGTAAAGACATAATAATGGTGTATGATGGAGTATGAATACGCAAGAATTAATCTAAATAAAACGAATTATCAAGTATTACCAGAAAATAAATTTAAAATTTTATCACAATGGGATTACAATGAACTTATGCAGATATATTCAAAATATTGTGCATATAAAAAGTTTACAAGTGTTTTGCCTTTGTGGGTTGAAGACTTTGCATCTGAAAATACAAAAGTCTTTGGGTATTACGAAAATAATAAATTAATTGCTTGGAGTTTAATGCTCGAATATCCAAGTTCAAAATGTGTAACTGCTGATCAATTTGCATGGGATTATGAAAGACCTAGTCTTGGGTTAGGTATATTATCATTGAAAAGCGAATGTGCATATTATAAACATAAAGGATATAAATATATGTACGTTCATGGTGCTGATGAATATAAAAAAAAGTTTGATGGTTTAGAAATATTAGGACCTTACAATGCGTAGATTACATGTTTTTGGCTGTAGTCATACATATGGCCACGGAATAACACCGGAAGATTGCGTTCCACGTAAAAAAAATCAACCAACAAAAATTCCAAGCAAGCATTCTTGGGCGGCTAACTTAGCGAAATCTATTAATTTTGAGTTAATTAATCATGCATGTCCAGGCAGTAGTAATCATGGAATACTAAACCAAGTCAAAAAAGCTATTGATCCAACCTTTCCGTATAAAGATTTTTTAGATAAATACAGAAAACCTACGCCGCAGCTTGCAGCAAAGTCCGGTGATATTGCAGCAATTTTATTTACTTACTATAACAGATCAGTAATTTATAATCCGAACGGAAATTGCGACCAAATTCTGCCTCCACACCCAGAATGGGGTAGACGTCACACAAAAATAACAAGAGATTTTTATAGGTTATATAATATATATCATATAGAACAAATGAGTTTATATGATATAGAGCACACATATCTATATCTTGAAAACATTGGTATTCCGTTTATAGCAATGTTTGTAAGACCTATATCAAACATACATAAACCATCTGTAATAAAACAAATAGGGTTAGATGCAGCTGATCCTATAGAGGAATTTGTACGCAAAAAATTTAGTAGAGACCAGCTCTTTGGCGCAGATAACGACCATTGGTCTACAATTGTACATATAGAAATTGGTAAGATAGCCGAACAAAAAATTCAATCCTTAATTACATCGTTGTAATACGAAAGATCCCAGTTTTTGTAATATCCTCTTTTTTTTAATATCTGTCTTGCTTTTTTAATTTTTTCTAATGGTTGTAAAAGGATTAAGGCCCATTTACCTTGATTCAATATATAGTTGTCAACCATTTCAATTTCTAAAGGATGATCTTCTAATGCAAGGAAGTTTCTTTCAAATAAAAATGATTCATTGCATTTTTTTGTAATGTTGCTTAACTCCTCTGATGAAATATTTATAGGCTCAGTTCCGAGAATAACAACCTCTTTTTTCTTAGGCCAATTATATGCATAATATTCTAATTCTGCACGAAAATAATCTTTCATTGCAATATTAAATGTGCCAGCTTGTAAATGTTGTGTGAGAACTTTTCCTTCTAGCCATGCTTGTTTAGCAAATGGACAAGCAGGTAAATTATTAAATTCTTGTAAATTAGTACTTAACCTGTTGATAATCCATTCACTAATATCAGATTCCATAGTCAATTTGACTACCTTTCCTTTTAATATCAAGTGTAAGGCAATGCCATCCGCCGTCCCAAAAGAATCTATGTCTTAAAGGACATACAATAGGTTCAATATTTTTTTCTTTTAGACTGTTTAAAAGATGCGGAGTATCTGTGTTTACAACTACATGTCTATCATCTATTACCAAACAGTTCACATCAAAGATTGTTTCTTCTACCATACCTGTCCAATTAGGTATAAAGCTTTCGACAAAGTGTGTAAACTCGTCATTATTTTCTTCGCCAGGTACCCACCATTTTCCTTCGTTTTTATATTTTAACATACGCCAGTTACGGACTTTACTCCAGTTAGGATCTTCGAACCAAATTATATCCCAACCTTTGAAAATATCTTTGTATGGTTCTAAATCATGTGTTGCAATAACAAGTCCTGGCTTAATTACACTAAATACTGCATCGTTATGACCACCAATGAAAATTTCTTTATAGGTAAAATTGGGATATTCTATACTTAAAAAGTCATCAACAACTGTGGGTACTTGCCAAGTATCAACGAGGCAAGTTGTTCCTATTCTCGTTAAATTCGGGCTGCAAAAAGATCCTAATTTCTCTTCGGCCCTTGCTTTTTCAATATTCTCTAGTGTAACAGGCAGATTACTACGCAATAATAAATTTTTGATATTTTGATCACTACGAGTAAACATGTATTCTTTTTCTTGGATGCAAATGTCTACATTTTCTTTACCAAACCACTCGTAAAATTTAGGCAACATACTTTTTGTTGCAAAGGTCCAAGGATCTGTAACAAGTATTTTGTTGCCCATTACAATAGCATCGTCTCTTGGTTGTAAAGGAGGATTAGGTATAAGATTACCTTTTATGCCACTATAGTACAGAGAATAATCGTGTCTACTTCTATCTTCTCCAGCATTACGTTTATAACCAAGTTCACCTTTGTCATTTACATACTCCATAATGCTATCTTTGTAGCCTAATTCTTTTGCGCTTGCTTGATAAACTGTAATGCTATGACTTTTCATAGTATGTATAAAGTTATCAATATCTTCCTGTGTTTCGTCAAAGATACGTTTTAAAGCATCTCTTGCTCTTACTTCTTTAACATCGTCAAAAAAGCTACTATCGTATATGCTTCCTACAAGGATTTCTTGTAAAGGTTGAAATTCGTCCCAACTGTTAACTCTATTCATCTGGATAATCTCGATATAAAAAATGTTGTATGGTTTCCATGTCAACCATACTGTTGAAAGAAACGTGGTGTGTTTCTATATTATTATCATTGTTTATGACACGTGTCATAGCATTATCTAAGTCTTGCATGGATTTGAATTCCATATCTATACGAAACTCTGGCAAGTTCATACTTCTAAAACCTAATTTCATTCTTGTGATACGGTAGGATTGTAATGTAGGCAATACGTCTAGAAAATTTTTCATATTGCTTACAAATTGTTTAGGATCACTACCCTCAACAATGTCAGCGTAAATTGTGTATATATTCATAATCTATTATTTGTAAAATATTAGCGATAAGTATTTATACACGTATAAATTCACTATAAATTAACTAGGATAAAACTTGTACAAATATGAAGATATTAAGGCTATACATCTAGAGGTTACTCAAAGATGTAATGCCTCATGTCCAATGTGCGATAGAAATCAAAATGGAGGCGCTCTTAATCCCCATATAAATTTAGACGAGATTACATTATTTGATTGCCAAAAAATATTTGAATCAAAATTTATTAAACAATTAGATACAATGTATATGTGTGGTAATTTAGGAGATCCTATTATAGCTCAAGATACAATAAAAATATTTGAATATTTTAGAAATCACAATGATAAAATGTGGTTGTCTATGAACACAAATGGCGGAGCAAGAGATAGAGAATGGTGGAAAGAACTTGCTAAAGTGCTCAAAAAACCTGCTGCTGTGATTTTTTCAGTAGATGGACTACACGATACTAATCATCTTTATCGGCAAGGGGTAGTATGGGACAACGTTGAGCAGAATATGCGAACATTTATTGAAGCAGGTGGTAGAGCTCGCTGGGATTTTTTAATATTTGAGCATAATCAACATCAAGTAGATGAAGCTCGGGTATTGGCTGAGAGTTGGGGTGTGGAAAAATTTGTAGCTAAAAAAACAGCAAGATTTGTAACTGCTAAAGTAGAAGCAAAAGAAAAACATCAAGCAGTAAATCGCAAAGGCGATAAAACTGTAGAACTTAAAAAACCAAAAGAGGAGTATAGAAATGCAGCCGTAGAAAATATGGACGCTCTTCTCAGTCGCTATGGTGGTATGGACAATTATTACGATTCTGTTCCTATTCACTGTAAGGTGAAAAAAGAAAACAGTTTGTTTATAACAGCTGAAGGATTAGCATTACCATGCTGTTGGACTGCCGGCAGAATGTATAAATGGTGGCACAAGGATCCAACAGTAGAACAAATATGGGACTTTATACCAGATAAGCAGGCGTTAGATGCCCGTAACGGTTTACAAAAAGTATTTGAGACAGGAATATTTGATAACATTGAAGCAAGCTGGAGTAAACCATCTTGTTCTGACGGCAAGCTAAAGGTTTGTGCCACGAAATGTGGTATAGAGTTTGATCCGTTTGGAGAGCAATATAAATGAACGAACATTATAGCATCCCACGAACATTACAAATGGAAATAAGTTCAAATTGCAATCTAAATTGTTTAGGATGTTGTAGAACTGATGGTTTAAGTTTTGATATGAAAGGTGACCCAAGAATACCAAAAAACATCTATTTAACATTAGATACATTCAAACAACTTATACTAAGTCCTGCAAGTAAGGAAGTTGAAGAGGTTCAGTTTTGTGGATCAGTTGATGATCCTTTAGTGCATCCAAATTTCCTAGATATGGTAAAAATACTGGCAGATAAAAAGATAAGAACATTTGTTCATACAAATGCCAGTCTTAGAACGCCTGAATATTTTAAGACTCTTGGTGAAACTATATACGGCAAAGTGCAATTTAGTATAGATGGTTTAGAAAATACTAATCATCTATACCGGAGAGGATCTAATTTTAAAAAAATAATGGAAAATGCAAAAGCTTATATTGCTACAAAAGCAAATGCACAATGGCAGTATATAGAATTTCCTTGGAATGAACAAGACACTGCAAAAGCACGTCAGCTGGCAAATGATATGGGGTTCCGAACATTTAAATATCGTAGGGATAGATCAGGAACGCCTACTCCAGGCCATTACGAAGATCACATTCAATGGTATCTTCAACAGGAAAAATGGACCTGGGAAGAATTTAAAAATTACGTAGAGAAAAATACAAACAATCAATCAATAGAGTGTTTTTCTAGAGAACAAGGAATGTATTTTATAAGTTACGACAGCAAAGTATGGCCTTGTTGCTTTTTACGTAATGCTGATTTTCAAACTGCAAGTAAATATAAGGAACACTATGACCGTTACAATTTAAACTACGGAGAAAATTGGAATAGTCTAAATCACTATACTTTTCAAGAAATAGTTGAGAATAGATTTTATTCTGAAGATTTAGTTGACAGTTGGCAAAGCAAAACACACGGACTTGGTGCTAAAGATAGGCTTATCCGCTGTACCCAAACATGTTCTAAATCTCAAAAGTGTGCTCGTCCTATTGGAAAATTTAAGGTTGAAGAATTCTAAGTAACGGACGTACTCCTACTGGTTTTCCATCTCTAGTTGCTAAATGTATTGCTTTAGTAGGTCGTAAATTAAAATCCTTACAAACTTGTTTATAAGCCTTTTCGTATTTTTTCCAAAAATATTCTGGTCCTAGGTCTTGCATATACTTGATACCCATACTGACAAGGCTTTGACAATTCATGTTGAAATCGTTCATAATTGTTATTGCACCTTTTGGGCGTTGATGTGCAAATCTAAGTGCGATACGATTGCCACCTAATCCGCCTTTGCTTAAACTTATGCAAAAAGTTGTTACAGCAGGATGAGAAAAATCAAAAGTTATATCTCTACAACACGACACCCAAGCACCGTCTATGTGTACAGGAATATTTCTTTCGTGACAGGTATCTAAGATTTCTTTCATTTGTGGATGTACATCACCGCCATAAGGAAATGGCATGGCTATTATGAGTTCTCTTTTAGGATCAAGAGTGTCTACAGTTACATATTCAATATCTGGATTAAGTCGCCAATGATACTTGTAATCATTTTCTAATATTTGAATGCCATTAATTCCGCATCTTTGATATAGGTCGTCTATATATTGTGTGCAACCTACACATATATCTTTGTATTTGTATTCTTTGTATCCTGTAATATTGTTAAGAGTATGATTGTCGAGATATTTGCTAAATTCGTCTTTGAAATTTTCAAATAAGTTTTCGTTGTGTACAGGATTATCTTTGTAGAATCTATCATAGAATTTGTTTATTTCATTATCGTACATAGGTTGCGGACGTTCATATTGTAACCAGTCTTCTGTATATTTTCTATTTATACTGTCTCTCATAAACCTATTTATGCGCTAATAGGGGTGCTAAATATTTTTATGACACCGTGTATTCTTCCCTGGATAAATTTTAGCACTACAACTTTTGGAAGACCGAGAGTTTGTGGTTATAGCGACGATGTAACTGTAAAAAGGATTGGAGCGAAACTCGACGGAAGCAGTGTTTTTGCTGAATGGAACAACGAGTATTTTAAAGAAATTCGTAAAGACTTTCTTAATGGTAACTGGCCTGAAAATTGCAAGCGTTGTAAATATGTTGAAAGTTTAGATGGTGTCAGTAAACGCATAGACGAAAACGGATTTTGGCTTAAGAAGTATCAACATTTATTTGATAAAACTAACAAAGATGGATCTGTTACGTACGAACCCCCGCATATAGATGTTCGTACTGGCACTATTTGTAATCTAAAGTGTATACATTGCGGTACAGGAGCAAGTAGCAAGTGGAAAGAAGATGAATTGCTAATAAACAAATATGAAAATACAAAAGATATTAGTATTAGTAACAAATGGATAGAACAAGATTACAAGTTTTGGAACCATTTACGTAGCACATGGCATGCAACAAAACGCTATAATTTTTTAGGCGGCGAAAGTTTTGCAAATAAAAGACATAATGAATTTTTAAAAGATTTATCAGAAACAGAACATGCTTCTAAGGTTAATCTTGCTTATACAAGTAATGGTACATTAATTAATAAGATTATATTAGATCAGCTTAGTAAGTTTAAAAGAGTTAATCTTAGACTAAGCATTGATGCTTTAGGAAAAGCAGGAGAATATTTTAGATTTCCGATCAAATGGGATGTATTTACAAAACAATTAAAAGTAATAGATTCTTATATTGCAAAAAAACAAATGAATATAGACGATGAAGAAATATTTGATGTAGGTGTACAATGGACATGTAGTAATGTAAGTATGTTTTATTTAATTGATACATATGAAATTATAAGAAATGATTTTCCTAATATAAAATTTTTATTTTGTAATCATGTTGAATGGCCTATACACATGAGTGCTCAAAATTTACCTGTGGAAATAAAGCAAAAAATAAAAAATAGAGTTGATAATTATAAATTTTTGGACAGAGATTTAACAGATTATCCGTTTTATATCAATCATATGATGGATAAAGATTTATGGGACATACACGGAAATACTTTACTGAATTATTTAGATGATTTAGATATTGCTAGGAAAATAAGTTGGAGAGAACATTTCTTTGAAATGGAGTTAGAAAAATATGACAAAAGACAATAAGTCATTTTGTGTTCTACCGTTTATACATTTTGCAGTTAATCCGGCTGGTAAGGCAAAACCATGTTGTAGATTTCAATCTTGGGGCGGTTTCGAAGAAACTAGAGAATGGTGGAAATTAGATCATAACAAGATAGGCACTAAAGCAGTTGTTGAAAGTGAGCAATTTGAATCTTTACGTAAAGCAATGCTTAATGGTGAAATTGTAGAAGGTTGTTGGAAATGTATAAAAGAAGAAAAAGAAGCTGGTTACAGTATGCGTACATTTTTCAATAGTATCTACCAAGATTATAAACCTATTAAAAACGAACTAAAATATATAGAAGTAAGTATCGGTAATTATTGTAATCTAAGTTGTAGAACTTGTAACAGCACCCTGAGTAGCTCTTGGCATGACGATGATGTAAAATTACAACATGCATATGAAGAAATACAACCTAGTGAAAAAATAATTGATATACCTTTCAATTGGAACGTTGAAGATTTTGAACATGTAGAAGAAATTAAGTTTGTAGGTGGAGAGCCAATGTTAAATCCTAATTTTAATAGATTTATAGAAACGTTATTAGAAGGTGGAAGAGAAGATCAGATAAAACTTACAATTTTTACTAATACTAGTTGGTTTCCTAAAGACAAAACTATAGACATGTTAAAACGATTCGCAAAGGTGAATATTTGGATGAGTATTGATGCATACGGAGAAAGGAATGATTACATACGTAACAATAGTAAATGGGAAATTCTCAGTTCGTGTGCAGAAAAATGGTTAGACTTAGAAAAAGAAATAGGTATAATAAACATAGTGCTTACACCTACACTTAACTTTTTAAATGTTCAAACTTTAGACAAGCTAGTCGATTGGTGGATAGATAACAGGATTAAACGTGGTTTAGATTTTCAAGCACGTACTGATGCTAAAAATAGATACAACGGCGGTGATATTGTTTTCAGTAGTGTTTACAAACCAGAAGCATATAGTTTACGGCATGTACCAAATAAAAAGGAACTTATAAAAAAATATAAACAAATAATGAAAAAGTATGGTTCTAATACAATTAAAGAGCAATATGTAATTGAAAGAATATACAACAAAGTAATTAATATGTTACACAAAGATTTGAATGAGGAAGTAGACTTAAAATATTTCATTGAACACACTAAAGATTTAGATATGTTAAGAAATCAAAACTTTGCTTTAATTTTTCCAGAAGTTTATGAAGTAGTTCAAAAAGAACTTGCAAAAATTAATAAAACTTATGAAACTGAAAAAGGCAGGCTTTAATGAGTTTTTGTCCTCTACCTTGGAATTTTCAAGCTATTCAAAATAATGGTTGTATAAGAATATGTTGTCAAATGAATAGCACTGCAGAAAGAGGTACATTGTTTAAAGAAGATGGAACACCTTACAATGCAAGAATAGATAATCTTAACGAAGTAAGAAACGCCCAATTTATTAAAGACGTAAGAAAGACTATGCTAAATGGCAAATGGCACAAAAGTTGTCAACGCTGCCAGTCAGAAGAAGAAAGTGGCCTTAGTAGTAGGAGACAATATGAACAACGTAATTGGCCCATGCACACAATTGAGTGGGCAGAAAGCATAACAACAAAGGACGGCACACTAGATTTAAATAAATCTCCGTTAGTTTATTATGACTTGCGTTTTGGTAATTTATGTAATCTTGCTTGTAGAATGTGTGGTCCCGAAGATAGTCATACCTGGTACAAGGATCATGTTGCATTAGAAGGCACTAAATTTATAGACACTCATGGAATAGTTAAATTAGAAAAAAATGAAAAAGGACGTTGGACTACTGATCATTATAATTGGCACAAAAGTTATAAGTTTTGGGAACAACTAGAAGCTAATCTAATTAATATTCAACATGTGTATATGGCAGGTGGTGAACCATTAATGATTGAACGTCATTATGAATTTTTGCAAAAATGTATAGATGAAAATGTAGCAAGTAATATTATATTAGAATATAATACCAATCTTACAAATGTTCAACAACGGGTGTTGGATATGTGGGTACATTTTAAAGAAGTTAGAATTGGAGCAAGTGTTGATGGGTATGGAGAAGTTTTGGAGTATCAAAGGTATCCTGCTAAATGGTCGGCTATAGAAGAAAATTTACACAAGATAGATAGATTGCCTAATAATGTTATGGCTTGGATAGCTTGTACAGTTACGACAGCAAACATTTTTCATCTGCCAGATTTTATGTTATGGAAGTTAGAACAAAAATTTAAAAAAATAAATGCTCATAAAGTCAAGCCTATTATTAGTTATCATGTAGCGCATCGTCCTTGGCCTTCTTGCATACGAGTATTGCCAAGTGAAATAAAAAAACAAGTTGTAGATCATTATGAACAGAAAAAAATAGAGTTTAAAAAATATGATGACTATGTTATAAAAGAAGCTAATAAAATATTAAATGGAGTTACAAAATACATGAATGCTAAAGACGAAGATACACATCGTAGTTACTTCATACACTTTACAAGAGATTTAGATAAATTGCGTAATCAAGATATAACAAAAATTGTACCGCAATATAAGGAATTATTTGGTTATTAAGAATTTAAATAATATGGAATTTTATGGAAAACATATCTAATACATTCTGCCTGTTGCCTTGGGTTCATTTAAGCACTCGACCAGACGGATCTATGCGAGTTTGTTGCACAGCAAACGCATCTTCGGTAGGACCTACAAATGATAAAGAACATGGCGGCCAAGTAGGAATATTAAAGACAGACGACGGTAAACCTAACAATTTAAATGTTACAGATTTTCAAACTGCATGGAATTCCAAATACATGAAGAATGTTCGTAAACAAATGTTAAATGGAGAGCAACCTCCTTCTTGTACGAAGTGTTATAAGGAAGAAGCAGCAGGGCATAGATCCAAACGCCAATGGGAAACAGAGTATTGGACACAACGGGTTGACGTAAATAGGATTTTAGCTAATACTGAAGAAGATGGATATTCACCTGCTCATCTCACATACATAGATTTACGATTTGGTACAAAGTGTCAGCTAGGTTGTATTATGTGTTCTCCACATGATTCATCGGGATGGATTAAAGACTGGGGAGCAATATATCCAAAAGTACAGAATGACTCTCTAAAAGAAATAATGCAGTGGGATAATAAAGGCAGCACAAATTACTCATCGTATAATTGGCATAAAGATAATCCAATATTTTGGAATCAGTTTTATGAGCAAATGCCAACAATGCGTCAAGTATATTTTGCAGGAGGAGAAAGTCTGATTATTGACGAACATTATGAAATATTAGAATACGCAATAAAAAATGGCTTTGCGGAAAATTTAGAAATACGATACAATTCAAACGGTGTTGAATGGCGAGAAGATTTATTTGAATTATGGAGTAATTTTAAGAAAGTTAGATTTCATTATTCTGTAGATTCTTTATTTGAAATGAATGAGTATATACGTTACCCTAGTAAATGGAAAAGAACTGAGGAAGTATTTCATATTTTAGACAATGAAACAACCGATAACGTAGAAGTAACTGTTGCTTGTGCAGTTAATGCACTAAATATTTTTTACATACCAGATTTTATTCGTTGGAAACTTACCCAAAATTTTAAAAAGATTAATATGTGGCCTTTTGGTGCAGGTGGTATAAATCATCATTTTGTTTATTGGCCTGGGCACATCAACGTAAAAGTATTACCAAAATGGTTTAAAAAAGAATGTCGAAAAAAATACCAAGACTTTTATCCTTGGTGGAAAGATAATTATCATTTGGGAATTCCTAGTTGGCATACAGTAAAATATGAAGATTGGGAGAAAGCAAATTATGGCTTAAAAAGATTAGAAGGAATGTTATCTTTTATGGAGTCTGAGGACTGGACCGTAAGATTGCCAGAATTGCAGGAATACTTAGAACTATGCGATAAACAAAGGAATACAAATTTTTATGAAACATTTCCAGAGATGAAAGATATTTTTAAAGATGTCTAAAACATATTGCAGTTTACCCTTCACTCATCTTAATATAAAACAAAAAGGTAAAATAAGTGCCTGTTGGCGTTTTCCAGGTAAGATAGGAGATTACACGGATGATACCTTAGAAAAAACTTGGAATGGCGAACAATTACGGGATGTCAGACGTGCTCTACTTAATGATGAGAGACATTCCGGATGTAGAAGTTGTTGGGATATGGAAGATAGTGGTGTAGTGAGTACTAGGCAACAACAAGAAGAAGATAATTTATACATAACTGAAGAACAAGTAAGAAGTGTAATTGATGAAGATTACAATATGCCCTTAGATAATCTTATTTTTTTAGAAGTAAGATTTGATAATATTTGCAATCTAATGTGCAGACATTGTAGTTCGGATTATAGTAGTAAATGGGATGCTGCAGTGAGAGATAATCCTGCACTAAAAGAAAAAATGTTAGAACATGGAACTTATAGGGAACTAGATGCACCAAAAAATCTAAATATAGAAACCATTGACGAGATTGGACGTATTAGTAATAGCTTAAAAGCTGTGCTAATATCTGGCGGCGAACCTATATACCATGACAAGCATTATGATTTTATAAAAAATATGTTACCCAATGCTAAGAATATAATGTTGAGTTACAATAGTAATCTTACAACACTAACATATAAAGGTAAAAGTGTTATAGATTTATGGAATCAATACAGACGAATATTATTGCGTGTTAGTTTAGATGGTTATCCACCTATATATGAATATGTTCGTACCCACAAAAAAATAGAAGATGTAGAACAAAATATTAGAACTGTAAATTCAGAACTTAAGAATGTAAAACTAAGTGCTACCTGTACAACAAGTGTCTTAAATATTACTCGGCTTACTGAAATATTTGAATATTATAATAGCATCGGCGCCTATATACATACAAGTTTAGTTCAATATCCGCAAGCTCTCAATCCTAGAATTTTGCCACCAGAAATGAAAAAACAATTAACACTTAAATGGAATGAATGGTTAGAAAACATAGAAAATAACATTACAAAAAATTTGCAACCTAACATAAATGTAGAAGTTCAAATAGCAAGTGCAAAGCGATACGGTAATCAGGTTATTCGATATATGAATAGTAAAGATGAATTTAAATACTGGCATAAATTCATAGATTACACTATGGTTTTAGATAAACATCATAATACTAATATACTTGATGTCTATCCAGAATTCAAGTTGTATTGGAGATAAATATTATATGGAAGAATTATTTTATCAAGATCAAATTTTAAAAGCTGTAAACGGATTTCAAAGATGCCAACGCAACTTTGATTTAGAACGCACTGTAGAACCACAACTTGTGGAATGTTTATATAATGTTGCTTTAAGCACACCAACAAAACAAAATCTAGTTAATTTTGATGTAATTGCAGTTACTAACAGACAAATAATAAGACAATGTGCAGTAGCTGCTGTTAGCGAACATACAAATTATTTAAAAGAAGGTTCAAAAATTAGATCCGGAAAACGCTTGCAAAATCCTCAAGTTGATTGTAATTTATTGTTTTTATATGTAATGAAAGATAATCGTCGATCAAAGGCTAAAAAACGCAGAGATCCAGGACCGGCAATTGATCTTCAAGTTTATAAAAGGTTAGTACAATGTGAGATAGGAATATCTGCAGGTGCAGTAGGACTTTCAGCACACCTTTTTGGATTAAAAACAGGTTGTTGTAAATGCTATGACGAACCACAATTACCTGACAGTATATTCACAGATAATGGGTATGATAAATATGATATTTGTCTAATGCTTGGTATAGGTTATCCTAAATTTGAAAAGCATAATTTACATACTGACGGAATAAATGAATCAGATTCTTTTCCTAAGGAATCACAACGCAGAATAATAATTTCTTAATTTTAAAACTATATGACTGAAGATTTGAAGTGGAGTCAATATGACTTTTCAAAAATACCTTTTGACGATATAGTCTCTGTAGGACAACGAACATTATTATACAGAGATATTTTTACTGTAAGTTGGTTATTAGGTAGATACTGTAATTATAGATGCAGTTATTGTTGGCCATACGCTAGATCTAATACAAAAGATCATCGGCCAACAAAACTTTGTTTAATGACAATTGATGAAATTAAAAGGCAAGCAAGAAATAATGGGTTTAATAGTTTTCACTTTAGTTTGTCTGGGGGAGAGCCTACTTTCCATCCTGGATACTTGGACATACTAAAGCATCTTGCAGATGATGTAGAAAATACTAATTATACAAGCATACACATGACATCAAATTGCTCTCGTCCTATTAAGTGGTTTGAGCAATATGTTGAATATGCAAAACCATTTCATAGAGCAAGTATAACTGCAAGTTTACATACTGAACATGTTGCTACTATGAAAGATTTAAGCAACTTTGCAGACAAGTTAGAATTTTGCCAGTCCTACGATGTACAAGTTACAGTGAATATGGTGATGGTGCCTGAATGGTTTGACAGAGATTGGGAGAACGCTCTTTACCTCCATGAGCGCGGTATTAATGTCACACTAAAACCTCAATCTGATCCTACAGCTTCTCGTGTTGTAGATAGTTACACCCAGAACCAACTAAATACCCTATACAATGGTATGCCACAGCGTGCCTACACAGAATCTAAACGTGAGCTGACAGCAAGACCCAAAGCAACCTTTGAAGTTCCTCAAGGAGTACAGGACGACTCGTCTGTGCCAGGACATTTTCAAGTAGAGTTTGAAGATAAAACAGGTAAAAAATGGTACATAGATCAAGCTGAACGATTAAATGCGTTTAACTTTAATAATTTTGAAGGATGGTACTGTAATGCAGGGTATCAAGGAATTATCATACGCGAACCAGATGGTAGTATAAAACGTTCCTATTCTTGTCATGATGCCCCACTTGGCAACATCGAAACAGGTTTTAAGCTATTTAAGACACCTAAACAGTGTATTACAAAAAGTTGTGTATCAAGCGCAGATTCAAAAATACCTAAATGTAGAACTGTGTCTTAATTTTCTCTTTAATCCTACGTTGTATTTTTACACCATCAGTATGATGTTCTCTACGTTGTCTGTTAGGATCTTTATAACCAACCCCCATTATAAGTATTGGTTTATTTTCTAAATCTAACAAGTCTTTCACACCTTGTTCATCATAACAAGCACAACATCCAGTTTGATAGTGCATCATTGCAGCAGTAACATTTAAATATCCTGCCGCTATACCGATAGCCATATCTCTATCTCTTTCAAGAATTCGTTTTGATGAAGTGTCTCTTAGTGCAAATTTTTTCCAATATTCTTCTGACATTGTTGCTTCTTCAAACACAACAAGTAGATTGGCTAATGTTTGAGGATTTGTACATTCTACTCTTTCACCTTGTTCATTTTGATAGCCAAGACCTAAACTTAGATCATGTATTTTTTCTATAATTTTTCTATCTGTGATAAAATGAGCGTTATAAAATGCAAAGTTTTGTTTGCTTGGACAATTAGTTACTGTATGGACAAACAAATCTAAGTCATCTTGCGGAATTTCTTTGCTTAAATCCCAATTTCTTTGTGTGTGTTGGCTTCTAATCACAGCCTTTTTAATTTCTTTGTGCATGGTTTCAAACATAGTATTCTCCTTTGCATTATTTATCCAGTTTGGTTTGCATACTTTAGGTACATGTGTAAATATATTGTAGGAGTGT